GAACCGTTAAAAAATTTTAATGTTTCTTGGTTTTTTTATCCGGGCTTGAAAAAATCAGACTTTTTAAATTTTTTTTACGGTAAATTTATTTTTTATGAATCTGTCTTTGTTGTAAATAACACAGACATTACAAAGGATCGATCATGGTAGACGAAAGTAAAATTATTTTTTATACTGGTGCGCCCGGTAGTAAATGGAGTGCTACTGCTCATCTTATAACCAAAAATAAAAAATATCCTATCAATACTTCGGATTATGCACCTGACAAGATCTATACACACAAAGGTTCACAGATTTCACATCAGGGTGCCTATTGGGGTCCAGGTAACGGTATCGGAGAAAACTTTCATCAACTACATACCATGACCAAAGAAGAAATCCTAGAAGAAATCGACAAACCGTATAAAGATAAGAGTTGGAACGAATATCGACTGATCAAATGTCACCACTTTAGTTCGCAGCTCGAGTGGATCAAAGATAACTTTCCGGAAAGCAAGATACTCATAGTTCTTCGACCCGATAACACTTGTCTTAGAGGATGGCTGGCCACAGGCGGATTTACTGACATCACCTACCCAAACTACTCTGTATTTTACAAAAATAAGTTTGTTCTTGAAGAAAAAATCATAGAAGAGAATAATGCTGCTAGAAAATTCATCTATGATCATGACCTCGATCTAAATGTAGTAAGGAAAAAATACTGGAAAAAATGGTGGGGCGTTGACTGCGATACGGAAGAAAAAGAAACCTATATGTCTTCTCTGGAACGAAGAATGGATTCAAACGAAATACAGGAAGTCTATAGATTTGATGTTACTATCGCAGATTATAATTTCAAAGATTTATCTTCGTAGATCAAAATATCTATCTTTGTCAAGTTTCCAAACTACCTGACGGACACCGAATACTTCTTCCTCTCCGCAGTTAACTACCATACCGCCTTTCTCCATTTGGAAGAACGATCGGTGTACCCTAGACATACTTCCGCTGGCATCGTTGTCTATATTGGTTGTAATATAGATCGGGACATCTTTTCCTGAAATAGATTCAGCATACTCTATCTGCAAAGGCAACTGCGAGTGAACACAGTATGACTGCATCTGGTACCTATTAAGACCCTGTATAGGCCTAGTTTCTGTTTGAGCTCCCCTAAACAATGCTCGCCAGCCGTCCTTAAACGGATGGATTCCGCTGATAGAAATAATCTTATGATCTTTGACGGTCACCCACCAGGATCCATTCTGTTCTAGACACCAACTGAATCTCATAGCTGACAAAGAATTATTATTATGATATCCTAGATCATCGCAGGTGCTGCAAAAATCTTTTAACATGATCATGTCTTTTCTTTCTAGCTTTTTTGTAATAACAGTTGGCTGGAACGAATCCTCCTTTACGAAATCATGTACCTTATTATAATTCTGTTCGTTAGCTGTTAGATCAAAATGTCTACATAGATCTTGGAATTTGTCGTAGTCTAGTAGTTGTTCGATGTCATCTATGACATAATCCTGCTCTTGGATATTTGATTTGTAATTGTCTAATAACGAATTAATATATGTTTTAATCCAAGTTTCGTAGCCAATGTCTAAATGTAGACTTTCAAAATGCTGATAAAATGTTTTTTTCTTTGGGTCAGCATAAGAATAAACAAAATTTGCGGTAGTTTTGATGAATCTATTCACTAGCTTATCTACATCACTGCACAAAACCACTAGATGTTTAGAGTCTTTGAATAGCTGCTTACTAGCATCTAGTCTTGCATGTAAAGGATAAACACAATAAAAAGGAGATATTTTCTTTGACCAGCTGTCAAGAATCTGCCGTTCATCTAAGCTATATTGATTTCTCTCAGCCATATCTAGCACAGGAGGAATAGTAAAATCATCTATGCCTATGCCGCTGGCACCTCTGAACCTACGATCGAAGTGAAATTTAGAAATATTTCCCATGTCCATACCCATGGCAGGTAACCACGGATGATCACCATTCTTGAAATGATCGTACCATCGAACATTATCGCAAGAAGCCAGCAACCTGCCTATCTGGTGACCTTTGGCTCCTGGTACAAATATTATAGGAATGATATTCTGCATTAGCCTTTTCTCGGCTGATTAAGATCCACGTCAGTGTTGGTCCTGCCTAGATAAAACAGAGTTCCTCCAACGTCAACTACTCGATCTTTAGTTCCGTACCAATCATCATAGATACAGATATCCCCTTTGACATATAACTCCCCGTTCCTGATGTCAGTATCACAGAACTTGGTATCTCCCATTATGGTAGAATGTAAAGGTCCTAATGATGCGTATCTATCAACGGTATCTACCGAATCGAATTCTTTATTGATAGCCAATGGGCCTATCTCTGTCATGCCCCAATTGGTTATAAATCTAGCTCCCTGTGCCACAAATGTTCTAACGATATCCCAGGTAACTGGATCTGCACCGCAGGTGATCGTGATACCATTTAGGTCTAGATTATAGAAGTTTTTGGTAGACATTATAGCTTTGGCATGTAAAGGAGTTATGTGAGTATGTGTATAGTTCTTGATATCTCTAACCCAATCATAGGCGCTGAAGGCTACAATATCTACTTTGGCTCCTATTTCCAAACCTGGTAATGTCTGAGCTAATAGACCGCCTGCATGGGTGATCTTACAACAGGTATAGATACTACTATGCTTATCGATACCCTGAACCTGTCTAGCCACTGAGTTGGCTGCTTTCAATTTTTTAGGAGACTGATAGAATTCTTTGGCCGTACCGCTGGTTCCAGAACTCTGTATAGTAATTCCATTTTTTAGGATAGTTAAGTAATCGATCATGTTTGGTGCCCTAGATTAAATATTTAATGCGCATTAGGTTGTTCTTATCAATTTAAGAATATATAATATCATTGTGGTCGTGAGTGGAACATGGAAGACCTCCGGTCCGTTGCGAAACGCACTAGGGAATAGGGCGCCGTCTTAGACACAGCCTTTGTAGGTTCGAATCCTACCGACCACACCAGATTCTATGATAAGTAGAATACTACTAACAAAGAGGAAACATTATATGTCAAACACAGTAGAACAACTTAAAGCACAATTTGAAGAATTCCTAGCAGAAGATGCTAAATTTTCAGGCGGAAATTCTGCAGCAGGTACTCGTGCTCGTAAAGCACTTCAGGAAGTCGCCAAGTTAGTCAAGGCACGTCGTAACGAAATCACAGAAGAAAAGAACGCTCGTAAAGAAGCCAAAGCCGCAGCAAAGGCCTAATATGGACGATAAGGATACCTATATCCTTAGCGGCAGCGGAACTGACAGCATCACAGTCACAGATACAGTAACCCTGGATCTTGACTTTGGTGCTGCTCAACCTGCATTGACCTCGACGGACATACAAACTATCACACTCGATGATCTGATCACAACATCTACTATTACTTTTCCCCAAGCATCTTATTCTATCAGCGGTACTAGCATTAACAATAGTGTATATACTACAGGTACATCGGGATATACCTGGACACAGCCCTATACTCCTACTGTTAATATTGGAAATAACGGTATTGACATGGCCGCTGGCACTGACATCAAGATCGACGGTAAGAGTCTTAAAGAGTTTATGACAAAAATGGAACAACGATTATCTATTCTTGTTCCTGATCCCGAAAAATTAGAAAAGTTTGAAGCTCTTAAGAAAGCCTATGAGCATTACAAAACCATGGAAGCCTTATGCTTCCCTGAAGAGAAAGACAAAAAGAATGAATGTTAAACTCGTATCCTATTCACAACCAACAGGCGAATTTAGAGATATGGGCATCTCAGATGCGCAGGAACTCATTGCGTATTGCGCCCGTGTGTCCAATCCATCCAACCAACTCAATACAGAGACATCAGAGAAGCTTATACGATATCTTGTTAAACACGCACACTGGAGTCCCTTGGAGATGGTTTCAGCCTGCGTCGAAATCACCACAACCAGAGATATCGCAAGACAGATCTTACGTCATAGAAGTTTCTCCTTTCAAGAGTTCAGTCAGCGATATGCTGACCCTACTAAAGACCTCTCGTTCGTACTTCGAGAAGCACGACTTCAAGACCCAAAGAATAGACAGAACAGCGTCGAAACAGATGACGAACGCCTACAAAGAGAATGGGAACTTAGGCAAAACAATGTCATCACCGAAGCCAGACTGGCCTATGAATGGGCTATCTCTAAGGGCATAGCTAAAGAACAGGCTCGTGCAGTTCTTCCAGAGGGATTGATAGAAAGTAAACTGTATATGAACGGCACACTGCGTTCATGGGTACACTTTATCGAACTACGCTCGGCAAATGGCACACAAAAAGAACATCAGCTAGTAGCACTGGCCTGCGCCAAAGCCATCGCCGCTATCTTTCCTATGACTGAAAGTCTAATTCAAAATGGATGAAGAACTCAAAGATTTCTGTAAGAATTATGAAGTCCGTATCCTAAACGATCAAAAGTATAGGGCACGATATCATCCTCCTAAATTTTTTACAATCCCCGAACGTGCTGACATCATTCGCAATGATATTGTTGAGTTTGAACGAGAAAGAGTATTCACTTTAGAAATACCCGAAGGTAGAATGCGATCATTGATAGAAATGGAACGACGTTTTTACAAATGGCAGCGCCATAGTCCGGGCGAGATTGATATGTTCGAAACTCTAATGAACAAAGAGCGGGAAGAAGCATACTATCGTAATACCAGTCCTGCTGTCCAAAAAGCCTACGAGCAATACTCGATCATGCTCAATCTAGCTGGTTACCAAAAGAAATTTTGATTCGAAATTGATATATCTTGACAGGTTTTTAGAAATCTCGTATAATTAATGTGTTCGACAGAAAGAAAATCATATGAGAAATTATTGGACTTGCTCAAAATTCGCAGATTGGATCCGCGGCACTACTAAACTGAAGTGTGGTACTGGCAAAGAATGGCGTGAATGGGAAGAGGCCGCTAAGGCCAAATACCCAATCCGCTGGTGGCTGGCTGAAGAAGGTTTGGACAAAATTCAAGATGTTTGGTGCTATATTCCAGAAAGGATCAACGATGTTCGCTACTATATCAACAATCGTTGGGTTACCCGTACTCATGCTCTTACTGCCCATCCTAGGGACATTCCTCGTGGCCAATGGCGTGATGTAGGAAATCGTTTTCTTCCTTGTCTTTTTAATGAGCTTGTGGATTTCATCGAAATAGAACAAGCATGGCATCACTGTCTTTGGGATAACGAAGCCCGTAAAAAATACAACTATCCTTGGTGGCGCCGCTGGTATCGCCAATGGCGTTGCCCAGAAGCAGGTATTGCCTACCTTAATTGGGCAATGACCTTGACCAACGAAGAGTTTTTAGACGAGGGCGAGAAGCACAAAGCAGAACCTACATATCAAGCCAAAGCTGCTCGTGAAATGTTAGAACTCTATACGTGGTGGAAGGAAGTCTATCCAAATCGTCCCGATGTACACGATGCTAGTGGTTGGACTGCCTACTGTGAAATGCGCAGAGAAAAAGGCTACAAGTTCTTTGACATGGAAGATAAGACTCCTGAAGAAGCAGAACAGTGCCGTACTGCTCTAGATAAAAGCCACGAAATCGAAAAGGCCTATAATGACGAAGACGAAGCTATGATGATTCGTCTAATTAAAATCCGAGAGAGTCTATGGACCTAACCGAAAAAACCGGTAACAGTGTAGAAGATCTTTACTCTAAATATCTGCAATTTACAGGAATCATGCTAGAAGATTATGATGCTATGGAGGTAGCTGCCATCATGGCTGCACAGGCATTAAGCCTTTATAAGACCTGCATGAGCGAAGAAGATTATCAAAAAATGGTAGAAAGTATCTACGATAATAGAAACGAGGTAAAAACTTTTGGATAAAATGAAATCACAAACTCCGGCAGAAGGTATTTTGAAAAAGGACGACTGGGGTGACGCTAAGACATATCATGTGGTCTGCGACTGCGGTGCCGATGATCACACTCATAATCTTTGGGTAGAAGCGGACGATTTGGGTATCACTGTGACCATTTATGCAACTGTTAAAAGTCCTTGGTGGTCTATGAATCGTTGGAAACAGATCTGGACTCTGATCACCAAAGGTTATCTCGAACATCAAACAGTACTAACAATCAATCAACAGTCTGCACTCAATTATGCAGAAACTCTTAAAACCGCAATCAAAGACGTAGAAATTTTTAGACAACAAAGATTATCTAAAAAAGATATTGCCAACCAGGTAGCCGCAAAATTAGCTCAACAATCTGACTGTGTATGACTAAAGTTTCAAAAAGCCCCCAAAGGCATACTTTCCAAAAAGAAGGTTATGTCAAGCGTCAGGCTGAAAAAGGCGAACCCGTCAACGAGGATTATCTAGATTTTTTTGAGAGCTCTCTCAACCAATATGATGCTAGATTTGACGATCCTCAAAAGCGCATCAACAATATGGAGTACGATCTCCTAACCACCGATTGGATCTTGGAGAAAGTTCGTACCGATAATTACTATGCCCAAAATTTATATGCGGCTATGTGCAATAACGGATTTATTAAATTGGAAGTCATTCCTGTGCTCAAAGGTGAGGAATGGGGTTGCAGTTGGCGCTATGCCGGCGGCATAATTGCAGACATGCAACAACAGGGAGATTACATCGATTGGTATTGTTCGGGTATTCGAAACGATGGTTATCATAGCGAGTTAGATACCATATCTCCAGAACGATATGTACCAGAAGGTTGTATTACCGACGAGATCCGGACAGATCTCCAACGTCTCGGTTGGGCAGTGGCGCCTGGTGGAGATTGGGAAAATTTTAAATAACCTGATAGGAGAAAAGTAAAACAAAATGACCTGGGAACTTTATGAGGTCTGGTCCGAAGATTCTGAGGGCCATGAAGAGCTTATTGATACTACCAAGAGCCGAAAAGAAGCCTTACATTTGGCTAGAAAAGCCCTAAATGAGGGGGCAGATGTAGCCAAAGTCTTTAGAGAGTCCGACGACGGCGACTACGAAGAAATTGAACGGTTGACATCATGATCATTTGGTGCTATAATAGATACATACAGTTAATTCATAGGAGCAACTAATGGCTAAGGCAGCAACCAAAACTCGTGTTACTAAGAAGCATGTAGCCGAGCATCGTTCAGCATCTAAGCGCGATCTAAGTCCGAAATGGGACGGTCAAGAATCGTGGAGTGCTGATCAGTTCAGTCGCCATTTTAGAATTTCCATGGAATACTACAGGATCGAAAGCAGCGGCAAAGATCTCAAGCCTAAGGTTATCAATTGGATGTCTGTGAATGGATATACCAAAGATCAAATCAAAGCATTCAAAGACACTAAAGATTTTCGCTGTAATCTAACCATGGGTGCTATCGCTGCTAATTTGCTTCGAGGTATGCCTCCTGTACGAGCAGACTTCAACGAAGGTCGTAATACCGCAGATTGGTTGGGTCAAGCCATTCGAAAGGTCATCGATGAAGGCAAAGACGACTTTGAACCCGAAGTTGTTGAAGAAGCTCCAACCGTCCCAGTAATGTCAATCCAGGATCGTGTACGTGAAGCCACTTTTGGAATGACTGAAGAGATCGAAGATACACTGGAATCTTTTGTCAAAGATCCCGAATCATTTGATCCTAAAGCGTTCAAGTTGTTAAACCTTCTACGAGGTAAACAGGCCAAAGCCGCTCATGCTCGTATTATCAAAGACTTCTATCAGCGTCAATACAACGAGTATCTCGAACTGCAAGAAGGCAAGTGCGATCAACTCAAAGAAGCCTACAGTCATTTGACCAAAGTTCAAGTAAAGAAAATCATTACGTTTTATCAGGAAATCCTTTCAGCCTGCGATATGCTGATGCAGGAAGCTAAGATCAATCGCAAGCCTCGTGCTAAGAAGTCTAAGCCCGTGGAAAAGATCGTTGAAAAGCTCAAGTATATGAAGCAAGACGACAAGCTCAAGCTAGTCTCTATCAGTCCCGCAGATATCGTAGGTGCTAAAGAACTGTGGGTTTTCAATGTTAAAACTCGCAAGTTGGGCAAGTATGTGACCGGAGAGTTCAACGAGCTAGGCGTTAAGGGTACCAGTATCACAGGCTACGATGAGCACAAGAGTGTACAAAAGACCCTGCGTAAGCCCGAAGAGCAGCTCAAAGAGTTCAAGGCTGCGGGCAAAGTGGCTCTGCGCAAGTTCCTCGAGGACATTAAAGCAGTAGATATCAAGCTCAACGGTCGTATCAACGAAGATACGATACTGCTAAAGGTAGCCTGATATTTGTTTTAGAGTTTGATAAATAATGGTATGAACAATACCAACATAGATCAAACTCTAAACGACCTCAACAAAGTACTCAAAGACCTTGTAGAAGCCGCACACCAACCGGTAGCACAAGAAGTTACGCAATTCTTAGAATTCCGTGCTAAAAAAGGTTCAGGCAATTCGGGCAAAGGTATAATCTGGAGTGGTCAGGGTCATACTAAACAGTTCGTTTACAACGAAGAACCAGATAGATTTTTCTCTTCTGAGTCCATAGAACTAGACAAAGATAAGAACATATCTATAGCGGGCGTCAAAGTTCTAGACAGCAAAGAACTAGGTTCCGGAATCACAAAAAGTAATCTGCAGACTGTTGGCAGACTAAAAGGTCTGATCGTCGACGGCTCTGTCAACATCAATCAATATCTGATCTATAATGGTTCTGTTGATCGTCTTGGACTAGGCACCGAAGCTCCTAATGCTGCTCTATCTGTAGCAGAAATGGGCATCGAAGTTATGGTAGGAACCACCGACGACCTTCAGGGTATGGTAGGTACCTTTGCTTCGACGGATTTTAATATCGTCACTGACAACACTTCTCGTATCGCTGTCAAGGCCAACGGTAATATTGATCTGGGTAATCCAAATAGAAATCCCATACAGGTTAAAATAAATGGCAAACTAAGCATCGGCGTGCAAGTGCCAGATCCTGCTGTTGATCTACATGTTGCAGGTCCTGTAAGATTTAACGGTCACATACAGATGTATGCATCTGCACCGCCACAGAGCGGAACCTATGCTGTAGGAGATATGATCTGGAATGAGTCTCCAAGAGTTGGTGCAAACATAGGTTGGGTATGTCTAAGAGCAGGCAGTCCGGGTGCATGGTATCCGTTCGGAGAAATCAAAGAGCGAGGCTAAATTGTCTGCGCTGGTAATAGGCAACGGCGAAAGTCGCTCGTCTTTGGATCTAATCGAATTATCTAAAAACAAAATAACGATCGGTTGCAATGCTCTGCACAGAGATTTTGTCACAGATCATCTCGTCTGCTGCGATGCTCGCATGGTCAGAGAAGCTCTATCTAATCCCAAAACTTCAAGGTCCAAAATCTACGTTAGAGATTCTTGGTACGCTACCTTTAGAAAGATACAGAAGAATAAGAACATTTTTCTCTTGCCAGAGCTTCCATATCAAGGAAGCCTAAGACCTGATAATCCCACACATTGGGGTAGTGGCAGCTATGCTGTTCTGGTATCTGCATCGCTATGCGAAGATGTTACTCTGATAGGTTTCGATCTCTACGGCAGGCAAGGTCAAGTGAATAACATATATAAAAACACAGAAAACTATGCCAAGGAAGAATCAGCTGCTATAGATCATAGCTACTGGGTTTACCAGATATCAAAAGTATTTGACTGTTTCCCAAACACTAGGTTTAAAATCTTAAATCATCATTATTGGTGCATGCCCGAAGAATGGCAAAAAAATAATGTTGAATTTGTTGCATTATAAATACTCTCACAGTATAATATACACTTACACACAGAGCACAGCGGTCTCCAATGGCATTCAACCCGCTATATAAATTCTGCATGTCATCAAACTTACTCGCTTATTTTTACAGGAGGCAAGAGATGGCGAAATATTACTCAACAAAAACTTACGGCAACGATAGAGGTCTTAGTTGTTGCTTTAGACAATGGCGTGCCACACACAGCCATTGTTCACTGCTACATGGTTACTCAATTGGTATCAAACTTGTGTTCGAATGCGACACACTAGATGAAAAGAATTGGGGCATGGATTTCGGTGGACTAAAAGATTTCAAAGCATGGGCAGACTATATGTTTGATCATACCACAGTGATCGCTGAAGATGATCCACTATTACCTAGATTCAAAGAGATGGCCGGCTGGAGCAGTGATCCAGAGCATGATGGAAATCCGGAACGTGTACAAACTGAACCTTTCCATCGCAAGGGTGTCTGTGATCTACGCATCGTAGAAGGTGTTGGCTGCGAACTGTTTGCTAAGATGTGCTATGATAAGATGGATTGGCTGCTGAAGAACGGTAATCACCGTTATCCGCTTAATCCAACTGTGCGTATCAAATCTGCAGAAGTATTTGAACACGCAGGCAACTCTGCAATTTATCAAGTGGATTGGAATCTTGATTAATGTAATCTGTGTTCGATTAGGTAACAAATACGGCAGAGACTATGTAGAAAAACTACGTAACATGGTTTCTAGGCATCTCACTCTGCCGTATCGATTTAATTGTCTCACAGATGATCAGCATCCCATAGACGGTGTCAATATCGTATACCTTCCAAGCCAAGGATATAAAAAACTATGGTGGCATAAGGTACATCTGTTTGACCCGTCTCTTAATCTAGAAGGTAGGATACTATACTTCGATCTAGATGTTATCATCCATGATAATATCAATAAATTAGTAGAAAACTACAAAGACGAATTCCTAGGCATTAGAGATTTCAATAGAAAATTCAATCCACAATGGAACATGTTGAACAGTTCTGTCATGAGTTGGAATGCTGGCCGACACCCTGACATTTTTACAGTTTTCAAAGATGATCTTAATAGAGCACAACGACTACACGGAGATCAAGATTGGATATGGCAGATAGCTAAGAATCGAATTAAATTTTGGCCTGAATTATGGATCCAAAGCTATAAATGGGAAATACGGGATCGAAACGAGCTGGCCTACGAAGGCGGTAAGAGATTTTTCAAAACAGTGAAGAATGTAAAGATTCCTCAGGACTGTAGTGTCTGTGTATTCCATGGTGATCCAAATCCTCACGATATACAAGATCCTTATGTACTTGACAACTGGCGCTAACGATGTTATACTTGTAGTATGAAATTTACTACACATCAAAGTCAAATTCGTACAATCAAACAAGATGATTCTCGTTTTCGTATTGTTGACAAGTTTACAACCTGTGGTAGAGCAGGTTTTGAAATTTCTCAACAATGTCCTCGAGAATACAAGTTGATTCTCTCTGAATGTATAGATCGTGGATGGATACAACCTGTGGCATACATGACTGAACGAGAACTTCTTATTTCAGGACTGAGCCGTTGATATGGACATTCCCTATACTGACCAAGAATGCCGAGAGAAACTAAAAGACCTTTACGAAGGTCGTACATTGGTTATACCGGCCGACATTGACCATGCTTATCAAATGATGAATCTATCAATGATGTATATCAGAGACAACCAACAACGAATAATGAGTTATTTAAAACAGGATACTGTAAATGGTTAAACGCATAGGCTTTGCCTGCAAATGGATAGATCATCCTGGCCAGGTAGATGGTATCAAACCCAAGGATGACTGTAAGAAATATAATACAGGCAGTACCACCGTGGCTTGGTTAAATAGACAAACCAAGGATGTGGCTGTTGAAAAACTATGGTCACTGATGCAACAGAATATCGAAGCATCTCGACTCCTTGTAGAACGAGTAGGAGAGTTAGATGAAGATCTTAGAATGGTACGACTCAGCAGCGATATCTTGCCTGTGTACACTGAGCCAACTTGGTCTTGGTATTGGCGGACTTCCGATGTCCGAGCCTATTGCGAAAGAGAGTTTAAGCGTATCGGAGATGCAGCTCGTTCGCAGGGTGTTCGCCTTAGCTTCCATCCTGGTCAGTTTACTGTTCTTGCATCTGATAATGACGATATTGTAAATCGAAGCATTGAAGAATTCGAGTATCACGTAGACATGGCTCGTTGGATGGGCTATGGACAAACATTCCAAGATTTTAAAATTAACGTACACATCGCAGGTAGACGAGGCCCCGATGGTATACGTGCTGTCTTGAACAGATTAACTCCCGAAGCTCGTAACACACTCACAATCGAAAATGAAGAAATTACACACAATCTTGACACCTGTTTGGAACTTGCCGACGTTGTTCCAATCGTACTTGACATCCATCATCACTGGATCAATAGTGGCGAATATATTAGGCCTAGTGATGACCGTGTTAAAAAGGTTATTGATAGTTGGCGCGGTGTTCGCCCTACTTGCCATTATAGTGTTTCACGGGAAGAGTATTTTGATGACCATTCCAGATACATCAGCCCCGATCTTCGGACGCTATTAGAATCCGGTCACAAGAAAGCAAAACTCAGAGCACACTCCGATTACTACTGGAATACCGCAGTTAATGAATGGGCTCTGAGCTTTAGAGAGAACTTCGACATCATGTGCGAGAGCAAGGCTAAAAACTTAGCCTCCTTCGCACTTTATGAACAGGCTAAAGGACTTACTCAGCCTTTGGCTTGCGACCGCGAGTCGTTGCTTTCTTAACAGTTTCTTTGGTTTTCTTAGCCGCAGCCTTGACCTTGGTCTTGGTTTGTTCAACAACGATCTGTGCATCGGCTGCATCAACCTTGCCATCCTTGTTTACGTCTGCGTCTGCCTTGACACCTTCTACTGCGATTTGAACAGCGGCCTTGGCATCTTGCACATCAACCTTGCCGTCTTGATTAACATCAAAACTTTTGGTGTTGCGATTATAATACCAAATTCCACCTACTGCTAAAACGGCGATTGCTAAAAGAAGTAGTTCCATGGGTTTTTTCTCCTTGTAGGTTATTTATTAACTGCTGATAGAATAGCGATTTTATGTGCCCCTTCTGCGGGTGAAATCCTGAAATTCGTGATCTTGGGTTCTAGGTCGGCAGCGAACCAACCAGTTTTGTCCGAGTAAAAAGATTCTAAAGTCTCGGTCATTTGCTTTTTGACCGCACGGTGCTCCGGACTCTGATCCCAGGAATTTGAAAAGTACTTCTGCTCGACCTCACCGGTGTATTCTTGATTTAGTCTAATACAGATAAAATCTGCACGATCTTTGTATTCTTCGAATATCGTATGAATATGTTTGTTGATTTCCCAACCGCTCATTATTAGTACATCGTATTCATCTCGATAAAATTTGATGTAATCGTTGATATAGGCCATGGTTTTTTGCACAGTGGATTCGTAGAATAAACCCGCATCTTGGACTTTAACTCCAAGAAGTTGTTCGTGTATCCTGTATTTGGCATCAGAATATGCCTCGATCAATCGATCTACTACTAGATGTTTTGTTCCAGAATTACCTATAGCAAAAATCACTTTCATAAATTTGATCTCCTTAACAATAATTATTCCAGATAAAATTGCGATAAATATTTGTATGCCCTTACATTTTATTAAATCTCTAACAGAAGCCGCGGACAAGCGAGAACTATATCAAGACAAGCTCAAATTTGCCAAAGACGAGCTAGAACCTGTGATGAGCGAAGCTACTATCAAGTATCATTATGACGGACTCGCTGCCAAGTATTCTGAACGATATAACAAAGGAGAAGGTGATCCCGACTTTAACTACGGCGGCGCGATCTTACACAACCTGTTCTTTGCTAATCTTACCCCACCTAGAGCAGCTAATAAACCAGAGGGAATCAGTAAAACTCTAATAGAAGAAAAGTATGATAGTTTTGATAAGTTTAAAGAAGCTGTTGAAAAAGAGTTCATGGCCGCTCAAGGATCCAATTGGATCTATATGGATACCCTCGGCGCACTGCACACGATACATAATCACGAATATAAAAAGACCATGAAGATTGCACTGTTGATAGATGCTTGGGAACACTCTTGGTTTACAGATTACGGCCCCGATAAGGCAAAATATCTATCTAACATCTGGCGAATTATTGACTGGGATGTAGTTAATATTAGATTAGCAACTTGAGATAAATACTCGTGGGAACACACGAGTACTATGAAAAATTACAGAAAATTATACGAGAAATATCATAACTGTTGTCTATTACCCGGAATAGACATTCATCATATCGACGGAAATCACGATAATAATTCTATTGAAAATTTAAAAGCAGTTTCATTAGAAGAACATTACAACATACATAAATCTCAAAATGAATTTTATGCTGCCTACTTAATAGGCAAAAGAATGAAAATAAAGCCTTCCGATTGGAAAATAATGGCTCGAATAAACGGTTCTAAATCCGGTAAATCTAATTACGATAAAGGTATAGGATTAAAAGGTTGGGTTGATTCTTTAAGTGAAGAGGAATTTAAAAAACATTGTTCCGAGTCTGGGAAATTAGGAGGACTCAAATCTTTAGAAAATTCTTTAGGATTCCATTCTGCAGACAAAGAACAAAAGAAAGAATGGGCATCAAAAGCAGGAAAGGCATCGCCAGGTTTTAAATTAGGACACGCTTCCCAGGCTGGAAAGGTTGGTGGGAAGAAGGGCGGTAAATATGCTAAAGAGAATAGAACTGGGATATTTGCATTAAGTCCAGAACAAGATAGATTAAGGATACAAAATATGCAGACTACCTGGGCTATAAAATTAGGAAAGGCGTGTGCCTGGCCTAATTCATTATAAGGAGCGTAACATGTTAGATACATTATTTTGGGTAGCAGTAGGTGCATTCGTAGGTTGGAATTTTCCGCAGCCGTTTTGGGCTAAGATCATTCAGGAAAAAATCCAAACTATGATCGCTAAAAAATAAAGAGGAACAGGAATGGCATATTCAGACAAAGTTATTGATCACTACGAGAACCCTCGCAATGTAGGTAGCTTTGCCAAGGACGATCCCGAGGTAGGCACCGGTATGGTTGGTGCTCCTGCCTGCGGGGATGTAATGAAGCTACAGATTAAAGTCAACGAAGAGGGCATTATCACAGATGCGAAGTTTAAAACTTATGGCTGCGGTTCGGCGATCGCGTCGAGTTCACTGGCAACGGAATGGCTCAAAGGTAGGAACTTACAGCAGGCACAGGATATCAAGAACTCAGATATCGCCACTGAGCTGGCTCTTCCTCCGGTTAAAATCCACTGTTCAATCCTTGCGGAAGATGCTATCAAAGCCGCAATAGCAGATTATAAGGCCAAACATGATATCATTGACACCGCTAGCAGCTGAAAAAGTTCGTGCGAATCTAGAGCGTAGAGGCAGCGGGCATGGTATTAAAGTCGGTATAAAGACTACAGGATGCAGTGGCTTGGCCTATGTATTGGAATATGTTGACGATCCTTTAGATGAAGATATGAGCTTTGTCAGCCAAGGTATACACGTATTTGTAGATCCTAGAGCTTTGCCTTACATCAACGGAATGACCATGGATTGGATCAAAAATGGTCTTAACGAAGGTTTTGATTTTATCAATCCCAACGAACGAGATCGTTGCGGTTGCGGGGAAAGTTTTAGAATTTAGAAACTGGTAGCTCTACGCTGGCCGGCATATCCCAAATCTTTTTACGCTCAACTCCTTTGCGCTGAGCGAATCTTTTACTATCACAATCAGAGCAACAGTGAAAGTAATTGTTACTGAGTCGTTTGCTAGATACCTTTTTTAGTTCTCTTTCAAAATTCTTATCACAGTTATCACATCTAAACACAGCTAGAGTTTTTTTCCTCGTATAGGTATGTTCAGTACCTAGCTTACTGATCCTAACATATTGACTTTCTTGTGATTTAGTTTTCAAGAACATAAGTTATTTACATTAGGCTTATAAAATTTTTAGATAAATATCATAGAAATCCAATTTAATCAGGATGCACTATGGCACGTAAAATAATTGATATAGGTACAGTTGGTAATGACGGTACCGGTGATAGTATACGCGATTCGTTTAGAAAAGTAAACGACAACTTCCGTGAGCTTTATAGCTCTCTGGGCTTAGGTGAAAAACTCACCTTCATTAATCTAGATGACACTCCGGCAGACTATCTAGGACAAGAAAATGCGATATTATCCGTTAATAACACAGAAACAGGTCTAGCTTTTAAACAGCTAGTTCCGGGTTCGGGTATCAGTGTAGACTTTACCACTAATGCTAGTGAAATTAGAATTTCGGCAGAATTCTCTAGAGTATCCGCAGATCCTGCACCTCAGCTAGGCGGGCCATTAAATGCATTCAGCGGTGATAATAGATACACCATAGCCAACTTACCGGATTTAACCGATCCCGCTGAATTCACTGCTGCATTCGCTAGAGTTACCAGTATCTACGGAACTAACAACGATGTAGACGATCCAGGTAGAGTGGCCGTAAACAAGAGATATGCAGACAGCAAAATATCTCTAGCAGGTATTGATGGCATAGATCCGGTAACAGGTGATCCGACACCTGCATTTGGCCAGATGACTGGACCGTTGATACTTTCCAGAGATCCGATACCAGAAGATGATCTAGTCCATAATGGTCTTGTGGCTGCTACCAAAAGATATGTAGATAATTCAGCATTTGGTAGCACCGTCAATTTATATGTGGCTACTTCGGGGCAGGACGACAGAGTTGGGGTTAGTGCAGCCCTACAAGGTCGTGCTCTGGCCTACGCCTATAGGACCATAGAAGCAGCCTGCAAGAGAGCAGAAGAATTAATCTTAGAATCTAGACTTGAAATAGGTCCTTATAAAAAATTACTGACCTATAACCAAGGCGCTAGCTTCTGTACACTAGCAGGTATCACAGAAGCTCCTGCGTCCGGTGGAGGCTTCCTAGGACACGCCCTGATGAGCGTTGATACTGTCGCTATTAATAATCTAGGCGTTAACTATAAGATCGGCGATATTTTAACTGTTAGCGGTGGTACTGCTACTCAGCCTGCAAGATATCAGGTTCTTTCTATTACAGAAGCAGGCGGTATTATTTCTGTATTACAACTCAGCTCAGGTGTGTATACTGCACTCCCCGGTTCAACTAACATCGCCACTACTGATAACAGTGCCTTTGGTGCTGGTGCTACATTCGATCTAACCTATAAGGTCAACAATGTGATTGTTGATGCAGGAGGTAGCGGCTACGGCCTAGTTTCTGTAAGAATTATTCCAGCTCCTGGAGATACCACAGGGTCGGGAGCATTCGGTACTGCCGATGTTGTAGGAGGTATAGTTCAGAGTATCACGATTACCGATCAAGGATCTAACTTCACTGCCTTACCTTCGGTTATCGTTAATCTGCCAAGATTTTTAATTAGAACTGATTTTTATAGAACTGACTTTACTGGGGATGTACTCACTAATACTCCCACTGCTATCAGAGGCAGAGATATCAGAGAAGGTCTATATCTAAGAGGTGAAACATCAGGCGCACTAGCCCAGATTCTAGCACACCAAGGTGCTCTAGATTCTGATGGAAATGAGATATTCGATGTTGACATCAAGTATGGTAGTTTCCAAGACGACGAAATCATTTCCTACGGTGATGTCGCAAGACAAAAACAAATTTCAATTTTGGTAGAATCGGGTATCTATGAAGAAAATCTACCTATAAGAATTCCTGTTAATACCTCTATAGTTGGTGATGAATTTAGACGAGTAATCATAAGACCGAAGCCAGGAAGAAGCTCAAGTCCATGGGCATTTATACACTTCCGTAGAGATCTAACAGTAGGCGAGGAAAATACCGACTTGCTAACAGTAGCAGATAGATTATTCGGATATCACTATCTAACCAACAGTGGTCAACCGGTTTATCCAATAGTCAACAATAAAGGCTATTATAGATCAGCTGCACAATTATTATTATTAAATCGAGAATTTATACAGAAAGAAGTTATCGGTTGGATCAGCCACCAGGTTCAAAATAACATCGACCCATTCACTAGCTCATTTGAATACGATGCTGAGGTCTGTGAAAGAGATGTAGGTCTTATCATAGATTCTATGATATTCGACCTCAGATATGGAGGTTCGAGTAGAACTATTTCTGCTGCTCTAAAATACTTTGGCAACGCCAGTGGACTAGTGGCTATCAATGATCAACTGTCCGAAACCGTCGCTGGTATCAGAAGGATCAATACTCTAGCACAGTTGGTGATTAGAAATGTCGAAGTCACTGAAATATATCAAACAGCAGTTCCGCAGATCGTCGACGGTGCTTATATCTCCGAAGTAGGTGCAGGCGGTACATCTATAAGTATTTCCGGAGTAACTTCAGCAGATCCTGTGGTAGTTACTACCAGTTCTGCGCATGGCCTATCCAACGGTGATCAGATACTGATCAGCGAAGTCGGCGGTACTACTGCTATAAATGGTAATGATTACTATGTAGAAGTGATTGATTCAACATCAGTTTATCTATACAATGATCTTTCGCTCACTGATGCTGTAGATGGTACTAATTTTGGTGCATACACCAGTGGTGGTTATATCACAAACAACGGTGGTGTCATCGGTGCTTTGACCGATGTTATCATTGATGTTATCAGTGGTTCTGTGGCTGTAAATTATCCCAAGAACAACAACGAGATGGATGTATTCTTGTGCAACGATGCTGTGAGATTCCAAGCAGTGACCTTCCAAGGACACGGCGGGTTTGCCATGGTACTTGACCCAGAAGGGCAGATCCTAGCTAAATCTCCATATGCCCAAGAATGTGCATCATTCTCTCGAAGCACAGGTAGACAGACATTCGCAGGAGGTCAATACGTAGACGGCTTTACTGGTAACCTAAAGTTTAGAATTATCAGCAAAGACTCTAATACATTCTTGAGAGTTGGGGACCTCATGAGGATGCCGCAGTTGCCTGCATCCTTTATCGTTAGAGATACTGTTTACAGAATTAACTATGTGAGAGATTTTGTGTTTAATCCTGCAGGGTCTACTGCCTCGCTAGTACTAGACGAATCAACTCCGTGGCCATTTGATGTTTTTTCATATGATGACGAAATCTGTAGCAGAGACGTGGGTCTTATCATTGACGGTCTGGGCTATGATATAGCACTAGGCACCAACTATCATGCTAGAAAGTCGGGTCTGAGTTATAGGCAGGCTAATGCTCATGTGGTTGTTGAGGATCAGCTACAGTTAACTCTCGATGCTATAGAATTCGCACACACAACCGCATACGAATTATTAGATTCTTATCCCGCAGCTCAATCTGTGGTACAGAGTAGTGAATTAGTTATTTTGGATATTATCGAAAACGGTACAACATTTGCACCTACGCTGACTTTTACTAATCCTACAGGGTTGTCATCCGATCTAGTCAAGGCAAAAAATCAACTGGTAAACAATGTCACTTTCATCAAAGACGAAGTGATCGGTTATATAAACTCTACATATCCTTCGTTGGTTTATGATTCTGATAATTTTTCCAGAGATATACAATATATCATCGAAGCTTTAATATATGACCTTATCTATGGTGGTAACAGTGAAACAAGAAAATCGGGTTTAAGATACTACGACGGAGTAGGTAATGCAGAGGTATTACAGATTCCGTCAGGACAGTTACTCGAGACCAGTGCAGGTATCTTATATGCTAGCTATCTAGCACAACAGGTAATACAGAATCTTCCACCTGCTACCACTTATTCGTTGACTACTAGAACTACGGGGCCAGCCGCGACGGCAACAGAAGCTACTACTATCAATACATTGTTAGCCAATGTCAATTCTATCCTTTTAGGAGGCACCAGTGCTGCGGCTGCAGAAGTATTGCCAACTCTAAGTGCATATCCTTATGCGACCAACGATCTTAATGCGAGAACAATTCTAGTAACCGAAAAAGCTGACATACAACAGGCTGTGATCGACTACGTAGATGAAAATGCCAATGTGTATGAAATATTGATGCCTGGTAATAGATCTATGTTGAGCAACGACTTTACACAGATCAACGATCTAGGCTATGGTATCGTAGTAAACAACGGCGGACTGGTCGAAGCAGTCTCTATGTTTACGTATTACTGTCATATTTCTTACTACTCGATGGGTGGTGGACAGATACGTTCAGTTGCAGGATCAAGCGCCCACGGTAACTATGCCCTTGTGGCGCAAGGCGCTGATCCTCTAGAAGTACCTACCCCAGTTACATTGTATTATGATCTCGGGCAAGGAATAACCTGTTATTATCCATCAGGAACATTTGCAAATACGCTAGGCGGATTAGTACTATTCGTTACCTACGACGATTATGTCCCTCTCGATGTCAGCGAATTAGAAGTAGATCACGGATTAGGACAAATATATAGATATCCTGTAGTATCTGTCAGCACAGCAGACCTTCCTGCAGGAGTTGCAAGATTAGGACTAAGAAGCAGCGAAGGCACAGGAACAGATGGTCTTGCTGCGGTCATTCCAGACGGAACCAGGATGACTATCAGACAGAACGCACAGGTAGTTCTTACCGGTGATGTTGTTGATGTTGCTGTTCGTCCTTCGACGGGCTTGGTGCTAGCCGAAAGTGTAGATGTTTATCGTATCCTACAGTTTGAAAATTATACAGACCCGAGCGGAGGATATGTCTTTACTATTTCTATTGCGTCACCTGCTGTTATTACCCGAGCCAGTCACGGATTAAAGCCGGGTTACCAATTTAGCCTATCTACCACAGGAAGTCTTCCTACTGGTGTTGACACTGTCACAGTTTATTACGTGCTATCAGATGAGTTTACTGCTAACTCATTTAGGTTTTCAGCAACCAAAAACGGCAGTGCTATTGTAACTTCAGGGTCACAATCCGGAACACATTCTTACCTTGTTGAGGGACTAGCTAGAACCACATTGAGAGAAAACTATAACTATGTAGACCTTTCTCTATGGAGCATACAACCTTACAGCAGTTCTTCTCAGGCCTGTACTATTACCATAGCATCGCCTGCTGTAGTAACTGCCGTGTCCCACGGATTCGTCGTGGGCGATGTTATTAGATTTGAAACTACAGGTTCTTTACCGGGCGGTATTAGTATCAATAAACACTATTTCGTAACTGCTACGCCTTCTCTAGACACCTTTAGATTTAGCGATGTATCTGGGGTATCTGCTGTGGATCTAGACACATTCGGATCACAAAGCGGCACACATGTAGTAGGCAAAGTCAAAGGATATATAGGAGACGACACACTAGCTGTTACACCGTTAGGTACAGCAGATAGTGAAAGAGTGTTAGGTACTAAATTTGTGTGGAAAGGAACCACACACACTATCAGTTCTTATTCAAACGAAACAGTAACCGGCGAACCCTACGGACTTATAACATTTAGTCCTGCACTGGCAGATAGTGCTGTATATTTTACATATCTTCCTACTTTCAAATCAGCCACACTCAAGCACGAACCGGGCACATTGACTATTCGTATTTCTTTGACTCGTGTAACATCGCACGATCTACTAGAGATTGGTACAGGATCTTATGCTGATACCAACTATCCGAATGAAATATATGGGCCGCCCGTTAATTCTATTAACGATGCCAACGAAACTGAAGAACGCGGAGTAGGACGAGTATTCTATGTTACCACAGATCAATTTGGTAACTTTAGTGTTGGACCATATTTCCGAGTTGACCAAGGTACAGGTACTGTTACGTTTGCTGCGGCAATCGCTCTGAGTAACCTAGACGGTATCGGTTTTAAACGTGGCGTACCTGTAAGTGAATTCTCCACAGATACTGGATTCTCGGATAATGCTACAGATACTGTGCCGACGGAGAATGCTACTCGAGGTTATTTAGATAGAAGACTGGGTCTTTCGCATACAGGAGATATTATTAGTTCGGGAAGTCTGATACCGGCTATCACTGGCGGATTCATGGCTCTAGATGGTCAACTGGCTATGAAAGCCGATATGGATATAGGCGGCAACAAGATAGAAAATCTAGCAGATCCCACTGGCCCACAAGATGCTGTTAACCTAAGAAGCTTGGTCGCATCAAACTTCCAAGAGTTTGATATCGTTGATCCAAGAGCAGGCGATCTACTTGTCTATACAGGTAATCAGAAAGATGCTGAAAATGCATCAGTGGTCGGAGATATCAGCCTAAGTATAGACAGCACAGCACATACTATAGATGCACAGATCAACCCCGGAGTAATAGTCAACGCGGATATTAATGCATCGGCTGCGATCATTCAAAGCAAACTGAGTCTACAGGCAGCTACGACCCGAGCTAATGCCACAGGTATAACACAAGCAGATCGTGGTCTAGCAAGTTTTGACAGTGCTCAATTTGATGTCACCGGAGGATGGGTAACACTGAAAGACAACGGTATCGCTCTGTCTGACTTACCGCAGGTTGCTACTAAGACTGTGTTAGGTAACACCACACTGATAACCAACAATGTCAGTGCGGTGCCTTTCACTGATGTGGTCAACGACGGCGGTGCTATCAAGAAGAGCCAATTCAGCAGTGGTACAGGGTATCTACGCAGAATTGGTTTTACTTTTAATAACGACACCGACTACGCTATCGTCGACGAGTCGTCTGCGAACACTGCCAGTACACTGGTCAAACGTGACAGCAACGGTGACTTCGCTGCTAGAAACATCAGTGTAGAAAGGCTGGTCGTAGATACTAAAACTGTATTAGATACTACCACATCACTGACAGGTGGTTATACACAGGTATACGGTTTCTTAGGTCAGGTTGGCATATTGATCGGTGATGGATCTGTGGCCACTGATAAGCGTTCTTTCTATGACAACGACGGACACACATTTAGAACACAGAACGGTCTGGCTAATGCTCCGATCGTGTGTTCTAGCGTACAGGCAACATTGCTGACCACCGGAGCAGTCAGTACTGCGGGAACTGTTACAGGTAACTGGAGTTTAAGTGCTGGATCGAGATTCCAAGCAACCTATGCCGACTTAGCAGAGTACTACGAGGGTGACCGAGAATATGAAGTAGGTACTGTATTAGTATTCGGTGGCGACAAAGAAGTCACTACTACAACAGTAAAAATGGATACTAGAGTAGCAGGTGTCGTCAGCGATACTGCTGCCTATACTATGAACTCGGCATGTCCTGGTTACAAAAATCTTATAGCACTACAGGGTAGAGTTAAGTGTAAGGTCGTGGGAAGGATCCGTAAGGGAGATATATTGGTCACAACCGGAATTCCGGGAGTAGCAGGTTTACCAGAAAATCAAGCGCAGGCTGGTACCATAATTGGTAAATCACTGCAAGACTATGATTCAGATCACATTGGCACCATTGAGGTAGCCGTAGGAAGGACATAATGGCAAGAAGAACAATAGACCCCAAAAAGGCTCCTATATTATGGAGTACCATAGACCAAGCCTTCGAGGACATAAATTTAAATTTCACTGAATTATATGCTACCGTAGGAGGTCCCGGGGGTGTAGTTGATTTCAATGCCCTTCCTACAAATGTTGTGCCTAGTGACAGCGGAACCTATGATCTCGGATCAACTACCAAGAGATGGCGTGATCTTTATCTTACTGGAACTACCATTTATCTAGGTGATGCTGTGATTTCTTCTGTGGATGGCAAGGTTAATTTGCCTCCAGGAAGTTCTATAGGCGGCTCAATACTCGATCAAGAATATTTCAAATCCATCGCGGTTACTGGACAGGACAGCATTGTTGCAGATGCAGGCGGTAACGACGTACTAAACATAGCATCAGGTGGTGGAATTTCCATTACAACAAATGCCAGTACTGATACCTTGACTATCACTAATAACGGTGTAACTTCAGCTCTAGCAGGCACTGGTATAGGTGTAAGTGCTGCATCCGGCGCTGTAACATTTACTAACACAGGAGTTACTGGTCTTGTAGCAGGCAGCGGCATGAGCGTAAGTGCTGCTACAGGAAATATAACCGTGGCAAATACTGGTGTTCTAAGCGTGGTTACAGATCCCGGTTCAGGTATCAGCCTTGATACTTCCACGCCCGGTGTAGTTAGAATTACCAACAGCGCACCTAATACCACACAGAATTTATATAGAAATATCGCGGTCTCTGGTCAGGTAACATTGATCGCCGGCGATCCGCTGGCTACATTGACATTGGCCAACGGTAATGGAATAAACATAACTACCACACCAGCTTCAGACACAGTTACAGTAACCAACACTGGGGTGACCAGCCTTGCTGTGGCATCTCCTGGTCTAAGCGTATCAGGTAGTACAGGTTCCTTGACTCTGACCAACACAGGAGTCACAGCGATTTCTGCGGGCAGCGGTATAGGCATCAATACCAGCACAGGAACTGTGGTAGTATCTAATACCAGATACGGATTCGTAAACATAGCAGTATCTACACCAGGACAGAATCCTTTACAAGCAGACAATGCATCAGACACAGTGACATTTGTCGCAGGTGATGGTATAGTACTATCTACCAATGAGATCAACGACAGCCTTACTATCGATGTAAACTATGTCAAGGGTAACGTATATTCTGAAACGTCAACACTACTGATCAATGCTGCCACCGGAAAGATAGTCGGTGACATTGAGACTGGACGTCTAAGAACCAGCGAGGCTTCCATATACTTAGGTTACAATGCTGGGGCAACCAGTACTTCAAACTACACAGTGGGTATTGGTTGGGAGGCACAGAAAACAAATCCCCAGGGATACACAGTAGGCATTGGCTCATATGCCGGAAAACTAAATCAATCGCAGGCTGCTGTAGCGGTTGGATCTAATGCAGGTGAATTCAATCAAGGTAACAGTGCTGTGGCTGTTGGAGTCTATGCGGGACAAAACAATCAAGGTAATAATGCCATAGCCATAGGTAACCAGGCAGGAGTTACTAATCAACCTGCCGGTAGTATTATTATCAACGCATCGGGAATAGTACTTAACGGAAGTGCTATAGGATTTTATGTGTCGCCTATCAGAGAAGTCACTGGGCCACAGGTACTTTATTATAATCCTTCAGACAAAGAAGTTACATGGGGACCAACTCCGTCGGGAGGTACAGGCGGCAGCGGCACAGGAGATTTTGAATTAAATGTTGCCGGAGACGACTCAACAGTAAGAAGATTGTTCTCGGGAGAAACATTGAAATTTGTCGGCTCGGCAGGTATTACCACAGCCACAGACGGTGAAGGACAAGTTACTATCACAGGACCTTCTTTGGCCACTGTGGCTACCAGCGGTAGTTATAACGACCTATCTAATCTACCAACGATTCCAGCAGCATATTCATCCACTAGCATTGATGCTCTTTCTGATGTTGATACTTCGACAACTCCACCCACTAATGGACAGAGTCTGGTTTGGAATTCAACCAGCAGTAAATGGTTACCTGGTACTGTTTCGGGAGGCGGTGGAAGTCTACAATCAAGATCAAACATATCAGCAACTACGGCCAGCCTCGCTAATGCTGCCACAGGAAATCTAACCATAACCGGTTACAAAGGTTATATGTTATACAAAATCCAAACTTCAGCAGCGGCTTGGGTCAGGATTTATACAGATATAGCTAGTAGGACCGCAGATGGTTCTAGATTAGAAGGAGTAGATCCTGCGCCTGGTGCAGGTGTGATCGCAGAAGTGATAACCACAGGAGCACAGACTATATTAGTAAGTCCAGGTGCCCTAGGATTCAGCAACGAAACTAGTCCAGATACTAATATTCAATTAGCTGTAACAAACAAGAGTGGTGGCACAACCACTATCACTGTCACACTAACTGTAGTACAGCTAGAGGCATAACATGTCTGAATCACTGCAATACATTAGAACAAGAAAATATATCGTAACTGTCAACAGCTACGATGATCTTGATTCTGTCTATGAAGATTTAGAAACCTTTGGAAAAACTCCCCCGGGGTTAGAAATTTTCAGAGAAGTAGAATGTGCAGAAAGAAAACCTTCCAGCAGAAGCACTATCTATAGGCTAACAGAATGGGAAGCAGGAGAATTATCTAGAGATCCCCGTGTTAAAACAGTCGAGCCGCACCCTTCAGAACTTGGAATCACCGCAGGTATAAATTCAACCGAACAGACATCTACTGCCTGGGACAAATCGGGATCAACAAGTTCGTCAATGAAGAATTGGGGGCTATTGAGATGTAGTGAAGGTGAACAAAGAACAGGATGGGGTGGCACTGGCTACGAAGGTAACGGATCAGGAACCGCTGCACAGACTGGAACTATTTCTCTAACACAGACTGGAAGAAATGTAGATGTGGTCGTCATTGACGAAAACGGTCTAGTCTGGAATCATCCAGAATATGCCAGAAATGCTGACGGTACCGGCGGTACTAGAACTACACAGTATAATTGGTTCCAACACAATCCTGCGGTCAAAGGCACATCAGCAGGAACATATACGTATGGTACAGGCAGTCATTCAAGTCACGTGGCAGGCACGGTCGCAGGCAACACTCAGGGCTGGGCCAGAGATGCCAACATCTACAACATATACTATCTAGCTGGAGACTCTGGTCTAGGAGATTGGGATTTTCAATATGTCATGGACTATGTTAGACAATTCCATGCTAACAAGAGCATCAATCCTGCCACAGGAAGAAAAAATCCTACTATAACAAATAACAGTTGGGGCATGAGTATATTTCCTAGCGAATGGAGTTTCTCGGATATCACCGCAGTGACCTACAGAGGCACACGCTATGCACCAGAAGGAGTGACAACGTTCTTAGGCACCAGCGGAGTCTGTACAGCCACTAGTCGATTAGCAGTTCTTTTAGGTTTTGAAAATTTTGGCAATCGTATTACCAGTTCTGGACCAGCGACTACTCCCGGTGGCACTATCACGGCTAAGCCAGCATCATGGACACAAGACAGTCCGCAGAGTGTTTACATAGCAGAACTCGTAGCACCGAGTTCTTCTTATGTGGTAAATCTAACTACCACAGGATCAAATACTGTAGTGCGTGTTAAATCAGATATCGCATCTGGTGGTAGTATCGGTATCACTACCCTGTCAGCATCTATACAGATCGTCAGGTCTTCAGACAATAGCGTGGTAGCCACATTCAGCCAAGGTCCTCTGACATCAGACAACGGCGGCGATGTATCTATATTAATCGACGAAAACGTCACACTGTCATCCGTGGGCAGTTATATCATAACATATTCTACCACCTTACAGAACAGCGGCGTGGCCAGTCCGGTAACAGCCTTTGCCATGTTGGCTACTATCAATACTACCCCAACTACCGAAAATGCCACGGTCACTGAAATACCTAACCTACTGTTGGGATCTGCTTCACTGACAGCATCAACAACTCCTACTGTGGGCAATAGCGACGACGGATACTGGACATTAAATCTTCCTTTTAACATAGAATATCTAGGTTCTACTTACTCTACGATTTATCCCAGCACAAACTTTTACCTAACCTTTGGAGCAGGGTCTACTGTATGGAACGGTGTAAGTATTTCTAATCCGGGCCTACCAAAAATCATGTGGTGTGCTAGAGATAATTCTGTTCAAAGGATCTACTATGGCGTTGAAGGATCAGCGCCAAATAGAACATACAGAGTAAGACTAGAAGGTAATTCTTCTACGTCAGGAACACTAGGCAGTCCCGGAATGGTCTGTGAATATACATTTTATGAATCGAATCCTAGCAGAATCGATCTACAGACGGGCGTCAACAGTGCCAAGCAGACATCGGGCGGATTTACCACTGCCCAATTGAATGCCTGGGGATTTATCTCGGGACAGCGTATACCTTCAAGAGTCAGCAGTCTAGATGCAGACATAGAAGATGCCATCGACGAAGGAATAATTTTTGTTGGTGCAGCAGGTAATGGCAGATGGCGTCACTGCTTGCCTGGAGATCTAGACTGGGATAATAGTTTTGAAATGGCTGTGAGATATCCAGCCAGTGTCAGCGCACCTTACTATTATATGAGAGGTACTAGTCCTACAGCCAATGACGATGTCATAAATGGTGATTACGATATACCTAACATCTGCGTGGGATCAATTGATTCTATCCAGATAGATCAAAAAGCTCTGTACAGTGATTGTGGTACCGGTGTAGACATTTGGGCGCCTGGGACTAACATCATCAGTGCGTTACCCAGCGGAACCGCTGATCCAAGAAGTGCCAGCTATTACCTAGACAAGTACAACGGAACCAGCATGGCCAGTCCACAGGTCTGTGGAGTCTTGGCCTGTGCTCTAGAAATTTATCCTCACTGGAAACAAGAAGACGCCAAAGCATACATAACTGGTATAGCCAAGCTGAATCAATTAACAGCTAGCACAGGAGGCCCCACAGACGGTCAAGATCTACAAGGTGCTCCTAATAAGACATTGTATTATCTAAAAGAACGAGCGAGTTCTGGAAACGTATTTCCAAAAATAAATTATAACGTAAGACCCTCAACAGGATCAGTATATCCTAGAACCAGAATAAGAAGGACTGTATAACGGAGCGCAATATGGCAAAACAAAATATCAACGTCGGAACCACAGAAAATGACAGGAAAGGCGATAGTCTAAGAGTTGCGTTTCAAAAAGTAAATGCTAACTTTACAGAACTTTATACAGCACTGGGATTAGATGTTGCCCCTTTAAATCTAGGGGCGTTTGAATTTGCAGGCAGCACACTAAGTACCACTGACAGTACTGCCATTGTTATTGATCAAGCTACTACTGTGACCAGCGATTTAACTGTTGGTGGAGACATTATTGCAAGCAATATCAAACAGGTAACAAGCACAGCTGGATTGAAACAAGTTTATTTTGATCCAGCCACTGGACAGTTAGTCGCTGTAATTTAAGTTAAATATACTAAAGAGAGCGGATTATGACTATACAAACAATTAATATCGGTAATCAAGTCAACGACGGCTTAGGCGATGACCTACGCACGGCATTCCAAAAAGTAAATGCAAACTTTGCAGAATTAAATGCTAGTTTAACTGTAACTGCCAGCAATACGGGTTCTACTGGTATTGGCGTTTTCAAAGAAAAAGTAGGCGCTGATCTAAAATTCAAAAAACTGGTTTCCGGTACTAAAATATTCCTAGAAGAATTCACAGATTCTATCGTAATTAATAATCAACAGCCCGACGGCTTTGTAAGAATAGATACCAACAACGGCACAGTATTAGGAGATGATTATATCAATATCACTCTCCAGGGAGCCGACGGTACTGAAAATATCACCACCAGTGTCGTTGGTAGTGTTATATCAGTTAACACAGTATTACCTGTTACGCAGATTTTAACCTATTATGATTTCGGAACTATCAATCAAGATTTTACCAATGTCTTGCAGCTAGCCCTGTCAGCAGCAAACATAGATTTCGGAACTATATCTAACCCAGGAACAGTCAGTCTAGATCTAGGCTTGTTTTAAGGAACTCCTATGGCCGTTACGTGGATTACTTCAGCAGGCGATCTAGGAACAATTACAGAAAGAGTTACCTTAGATATCCCTATGGCGGCTACATCACCTGCGGGTCCTGTGACCTTTTCATTGATCGCAGGAAATCTTCCCCGAGGGTTGAAATTACTAAACGGAGCCATTAAAGGATCTCCAGTTGAAGTAAAAACATTTACCAAATACAAATTTGTTATCAGAGCCGAAGACGGAGAAGATCTAGAAGATAGAACATTTAGTCTATCAGTGGATGGTTCTGATGTTCCATATTGGCTGACCGCTGAGGGATTCCTTAAAGTAGGCGAGGGCGACAACTACTTTGTTCTAGATAACGCATATGTCAATTTCCAACTAGAAGCAGACGACACTGATCTTAATGCCGGAGATGTCTTAGAATATTTTCTAGTACCTTCGGGGGGTGAACTTCCACCAGGTCTATCGCTGAGCAGGCAAGGATTGATTTCTGGATTTACAGATCCCGTGTTTTCTATAGATTACTTAGAAAATCAAACAGGATCCTATGACACAGCAGCCTTTGACGTAGTACCTTTAGACCTAGCACAGAAAAGATCCAATGGTTTTGATTCTTTTCTCTACGACAATACTACCTACGACTATAATGAGCCTAGTCGTAGTCCTAGAAGGCTCAGCAGATTTTATACTTTTGTTGTCGCGGTGTCAGACGGAATAAACGAAATAAGGCGAGTGTTTAGGATATGGGTAGTCACTGAAGAATTCCTAAAAGCTGATAATAATATACTAGAAGTCGATACTAATTTATTCAGAGCTGACAATACTGGAGACCGTGTTCCTCTATGGATTACAGAAAGTTATCTAGGAAGATTCAGAGCCAACAACTATGTTACCATTTATCTAGATGTATATGATCCACCTAGTTTACCGGGTACTATCACATACTTCTTATTAGAAACAAATCCCGACGGCAGTTCTAGTCAATTACCGCCCGGCATGTCATTAGATACCATAACTGGTGAAATCGCAGGCCGTGTTCCTTATCAGGCAGCGGTAACCAAGACCTATCAATTCACCATGCAGGCAGTTAATTTCCCAGCGACACTTGCGGAAATTAATTATACCCTAGTCGGAGATTGGAGTTCTACAAGAATCTATAGAGTCAACGAAGCTGTTAGATACCAAGGATTTGTTTATATCTGTATACAGGATCATAGAAACGTACAACCAGTAGACGGAGAATACTGGAATCTAGGCGTTTCAACTTCTGAAAAAACATTTACCGTAGATGTTATCGGAGAAATCGAAAGTTCTATAGAATGGATTTCAGACAGTGACAGAGGTATAATCAAACCCAATCAACCAAGTTTACTTATGGTCGAGGCAAGAAGTCTACTCTACGGTGGTAAGGTCGTCTACGAACTAGAGTCTGGTATACTACCGCCTGGTCTAAGTTTACTGTCTACTGGTATCATACAGGGCAAGGTCAAACAGTTTGCCGATGATGCAGGTCCGGGACTGACTAGATTTTTTGACAGAGATTCTAGTCTAATAGATTCAACTGGTTCAGTTACCTACGACACGACCTTCGACGGGTCAGATACCAGCTTTGATCAGAAGTTTACGTTTTCTATCAAGGCCAGAGACACAGCAAACTTTGCAGAAAACATCAAAGATTTCTTTGTTACGGTCATAGCTAATAACACCAAGACATTCGCTAACCTATATGTCAAGGCTCTACAGACCAAACAGAAAAGACTAGATTGGTACAATTTCATCACTAATTCCAATATTTTTATCTCCGACGAAGTATACAGATATGGCGATGCGAACTTTGGTGTACAGTCCGAATTAAAGATGCTGCTGTTCGCAGGTATCGAAAGCACAGATGCAGTCAAGTATGTACAGGCCATGAGTAGGAATCACTATCGTAAACAAATCAGATTCGGCGATGTAAAGTATGCTGTGGCCAACGATCCCGAAACACAGGATCCGATCTACGAAGTAATATATGTGGATGTTGTTGACGAGTACGAAGTAGAAGGAAAAAGCATTTCTAATCAGATAAATCTCGCAGATAATATCAACAGCAGAGTATTAGTAAGTTATGATGCTATCAGAGTTGACAGCGATATTCCGTTTGTCAGCGATAGAGACCATCAAAGAATATTTCCTAACTCTATTAAAAATATGAGAAACAGGATAAAAAGCATAGGACTATCAGACAGAGAATTTTTACCTTTATGGATGCGCAGCATACAGCCCAGCAGTTTCGTAGAAACTGGATTTGTCAAGGCAGTGGTCTTATGCTATGTCAAACCAGGAAATTCCAAAGCGATTTTGAGTAGAATCAAGAGCAACGGCTACGATTTTAAATCCATAGATTTTACCGTAGATCGCTATGTCATAGATATTCTTGACGGAGAAATAGAGGATAAATATCTAGCATTTCCGCAACGTGGAGAAAAATTACCGTGACCAGCAATATAAATTTCGCAGCAATCAATGAAAACTTCCCTGTGGCAGGGCAGGATAACGACACACAGGTGTTCAGAGATAATTTTGATACAATCAAAACTAACTTTCAAACAGCCTACACAGAAATCACCGACCTACAGACCAACGTAGCTAGAACTGATTTAGACAACGATTTTAATTGGAAGATACAGAATCGTGCTGTTTTCCAAAATACCTACGAAGCCAAATTCGACGGCGGAACTATCACTACACCTCTAGTGGTAGATTTTGAAAACGGTAGCTATCAGATTTTTAGATTTGGTGCTAATACCACTGTAGAATTTTTAAATTTTCCAGACGACGATACTATTCCAGCTAGTCTAGGCAAGGTCACACTAGAACTATATGGAGACGGTACATCTAGAACCATTACATTTACCACTTCCGGCGGAACTGTTCTTAAGAAATCTGCAGATTTTCCTGCACCATTTACAGTTATTAACTCAGAGGTTGCGGGCGGTGGTGGAAATCCCATACTCATCGAAGTATGGCGTCATAAAACTGATAGAATTTTCTTAAACTATCTAGGCACATTCAGTTCATAATGTTTCACCCCTTAGAAGAAGATCTATCCAAACTCACGGACTCTGAAGTAGAACAAAGAGTCCAAGATTTATCTAGAAAATACTTTGCAGCCCAACGTTTAGGGAAACCTGAACTATTGACACAGATCGCTACTTTTGTTACAATATACAGAGAAGAAATGTCAAAGCGTTATAGAGAAAAAACTAAAAACGAGCTAGACGGCGATTTGGATCAATTAATAAATGTCAATAACTAAACAATCAGAAAACGATCTAATAGAAGGGGTCCTACGGCATGGCCCAAAAATCATAGAACGATGTTTAGCTGATCCCAACGACATTTTCTCTTATCTACAGAGAATAAATCAAGAACATCTGAGATATCCTGTTCCTAAAGATCAGTTAGATACTAGCCGCTGGTATATCCCCACAGAGTACGAAGAAATGGACATAGAGGGTTATTTGATCAGTCAATGTCCCAAAGAAAACTATGAGCGATTAATACAAGAAATTTCGCTATATAAACAGCACAATATGTTAATGGTTTTAAAAACCATGAAATATGTTATGGACACACTGAGATCTCAAGGTATCGTATGGGGTGTAGGACGTGGATCAAGTGTAGCCAGTTATGCGCTCTATTTACTGGGTGTCCACAAGATCGACAGTGTTAAATACAGCTTACCAATAGAAGAATTCTTTAAAGGAGATCAAAATGGGTAAAACACATACAAGCATGCAGGGCAAAGAAATTGATATGGAAAAACTAAACCTAATCAACGAACTAACTCCTGCGATCGGTAACATGAAAGTCAATGCCAGAGGGGACGAACTAGGTCCTGGTGGCAAAATCGTGCGCACGAGAGAACAGATCCTCCAGGACTACTATCAAAATAATCCTAGAGCCATAAAAGAAGAAATCGCAACTCGAGGCAGCAAGAGGTAATACATGTCAACAGCCTATGATGTCAAGCATGTCAAAATCAAAGCGATCCACGATTGGGTCATTGTTTCCGACATGGATTTTGGAGAGATAACCACTGCTGCCGGTATTGTCTTAAGATCAGACAATGGTCAAGCACATGGCGTAAAACCAAGATGGGGTCGAGTCTACTGCGTAGGTCCCAAACAAACCGATGTAAAAGTTGGCGATTGGATTCTAATCGAACACGGACGTTGGACCAGAGCCATGCACATCAATGACGGTGAACGAGAACTCAAAGTACACAGAGTCGACACCAATGGTATCATGGCTATTTCGGATACTGCTCCGAGTGCAGAAGATATCCTCATAGGAAATTCGGTCTAATGGGTTTTAGAAAAAGCTGGGATGCTGCTGATATAGCCAATCAGATTCATGCGCTATCTCGTGAGTGTTCCAGCATGTACAACGATGGATTTACATCTTTCGAATATAAAAAAGATCTATATCAACTTAAAAAAATCGTCGACGACGCTCTAGCAGAAGCTCCAGATTTTGGAGAAATAGAAAAACAGTGGTTGACAGAACAAGAAAAAAAGCGTATCATTAAGATTCTAAAATCTTAAGGAGATACGATGACTAACCCCTTCCGCGACCAAGAAAAGTTCATGCGGGCCTGCGACCAAAGTGTTGATGGTTGGAATCTAGAACAATTTAATCTCTACGTCAAGTTGATTGACGAAGAATACAATGACGAATTAAAAGCAGCTATCGCCAATTGCGATCCTGTTGAAATCGTAGATGCATTGACCGACATATTGGTGGTCACTATCGGCGCATTGCACAGTATGGGTGCGGATGCTGAAGGTGCATGGAAAGAAGTCATGCGCACTAACTTTGCCAAGATCGATAAGGAAACTGGCAAGGTACGCAAGCGTGAAGATGGCAAGGTGCTCAAACCCCTAGGCTGGGAACCTCCCAATCTCAAAAATTTTACCAATAAAGAAACATCATTGCTCAAGCAAGGACTAGAAGGATGAAGATCGGTTTTACCTGTTCAACCTTTGATCTGTTTCATGCAGGTCATATAATGATGCTCAAAGAAGCCAAGACGCAATGCGATCATTTGATAGTGGGATTACAAACAGATCCAACTATCGATCGGCCGGGTATCAAAAATAAACCCGTTCAATCAGTATTTGAACGCTACGAACAACTCAAGGCCTGCAAGTATGTAGACGAAATTCTTGTCTACGAAACAGAAGAAGATCTTGTAAACATCTTGCTTTCATATCCTATTAATGTTAGAATACTAGGACAAGAGTACGAACACGAAGATTTTACAGGTAGACATGAATGTATGATGCGCTGCATTGAATTTTATTTCAACAAACGCGAACATAACTTTTCAACCAGTGAATTACGTCAGCGAGTGATCGCCGCAGAGATAGATAAAAAATTAAAAGGTGAAGTATGACGATGGATCAAGCGGCTGTGTTTTTGGCCTGTAGTATTTTAGTAGGTATAGCCGCGATAATTATTTTTTCCACTGTCCTGATCGTGAATAATCTACTTCATAAGTATTGGAAGCCTTTTAATCTTTATCGAATAGTAGATCCGAATTCTAGATTCGCCTACCCAGAAGAATTAGACACACTCAATAAGGATAAAAAATGAAAGAACTATGGGTTGAAAAATATCGACCTAAAAGCATAGAAGGTTATGTTTTCAGAGACGACCATCAACGTAAACAGATCGAAACGTGGATCAAAGATCAAAGTATTCCGCATCTGCTGCTTAGTGGTAGTGCGGGTATCGGAAAAACTACCCTGGCAAAAATACTCATACACGAACTGGGCATCGAAGATTATGATGTCCTAGAGATCAACGCTAGTCGCACAAACTCCGTAGAAGATGTCAGAGACAAGATCACAAACTTCGTGCAGATGATTCCGTTCGGACCCTTTAAGGTAGTGCTATTAGATGAAGCAGATTACTTATCCCCCAATGCCCAGGCCGCTCTACGTGGTGTTATGGAAGAATATCACGCAACCGCTAGATTTGTTCTTACTTGCAATTATCCTAATAGGATCATTCCTGCCATCCATTCTAGGTGTCAAGGATTTCACGTTGAACGGACTGATATCACTGAGTTTACTGCCCGTGTCGCTACTATTTTGGTCGAGGAAGCTGTAGAGTTTGATCTTGATACACTAGATAACTATGTCAAGGTCACATATCCCGATCTGCGTAAATGTATTAATCTGGTACAACAAAATGTCAACGAAGGTAAGTTGAACCCTCCTAATAAGGGAGACAGCGGAGAAGCTGATTGGAAGTTTGACATGGTTGAACTTTTCAAGGCAGGTAAAATTCAAGAAGCACGTAAACTACTCTGTGGTAAACTACGTGCTGAAGAAATGGAAGAAGTCTATCGTTGGCTCTATGACAACATCGACATATTTGGCAGCGAGGATAATCAAGACAAGGCCATATTGATCATCAAGCAAGGTCTTGTAGATCATACGTTGGTTGTTGATTCCGAGATTAACCTAGCTGCTGTACTGATTAAATTGGCCAGACTCTAATGAGCTATCTAGTTACTGAAAACTGTATCAAGTGTAAACATACTGATTGTGTCAATGTATGTCCTGTGGACTGTTTCTACGAAGGACCAAATTTTCTCGCCATCAATCCTGACGAATGTATAGACTGCGGAGTCTGTGTTCCCGAATGCCCTATTGATGCTATCAAGTCTGATTCAGATAAAACCATCGATGGAATTTTTTGGACAGACCTTAATCGAAAACTCAGTCTTAAATGGCCTAATATAACTAGGTCTAAATCTCCATTGCCTGATCATAAAGAGTGGACAGATAAGCCCGATAAGCTCCAGCATCTAGAAGAATGACCGATAAAGAAAGCAATGTCGCCAAAGGCAAAGACAGCTACGATGCCAACATCGGAGACAGTCTAGTAGCTTTCTTTAATCGAAATGTCACTGCCTATCCCACTGAGGTAGGTGGTCCTGCTTTTGATTTAATTCCTGTAGAAAAACAAAAAGATATCATGATAAATGTTGCTCGTATGCACGGGCAACAGGAATATAATCGTATCATGGAACTTGTTGTTGTTTTGCAAAAACAAGCAGCCAGTATCAAACGTAGATTAGAAATCACAGACTGGGTTCATGCTGCCAAGTATCAGTTTCAGATCGCTCACGGTCAATGCTATTGGCTAGCCTTCGACACAAGAAAAGGCGGAACTCTACTGACCATGCATGGTCCAAACGACTGGAGTACTGGTGTACCCGATAACTACGATTACATCTGTAGAGTAAAATGGTTAGGTGATTATACCTGGATGGAAGTAGACGAAGAAGGAAATCCCATATAATGAGATATATGATCGTGACCTATATCAAAAGGCCCGACGGCAAGTATGACGAACTTACCGAGTTTAAAAATAGTGTGAAACTAAAACACTATCAAAGTGCCAAGGTAATTCTTGACTTCAAGAAAAAACAATGTTTAAAAAACGGTCTAAATTCTCAAGCATCATATCACGACATGATCGAGTTTTATAAGAGAATGCTAGGGGATCGTTTGACCCCCTACCTCCCTAAAGATTAAGAATCACCGTAGATTGCTAAGATCTCCTTTACCGCCTCGTGGCGTTCAATGTCACCTATGTCAAAGTGACAAATATCAACATATCTATGATTTGCAAAGTTGTTATACAACTTGAGGAACTCTAACAGACCATTATTTGATGGTCGGTCTGCTTGTTGCAAATCACCCGTTACGATCATCTTCGATCCTTGACCTAACCTAGTAAGCAGCATTTTCATTTGACTAGGTGTAGCGTTCTGCATTTCATCAGCTATGATGACTGCGTTCTTGAATGTTCGGCCTCTCATATATGCTAGAGGACTGGTTTCAATCACCCCCTCGGTTATCATGTTAGTAATTTCTCTAGCATTGTAGTTTTCAGAGAAAACGTCCATTATAGGCTTAGTCCAGGGCTCCATCTTTTGATTAAGATCTCCAGGTAAAAACCCATGTTGTTCATCTACTGAGACTGCGGGTCTTGTAATAACGATCTTAGTAGCTTCTCCATACTTGAGCTGATCTATAGCCCACTGTACCGCCAGCATTGTTTTACCCGTGCCGGCAGGACCTATGGCAAAAACAATCATTTTTTGCTGGTCATTTAGCTTGAGTAAGTACGATTCTTGGTTGAGGTTTTTAGGATAGATCTGGATTCTAGGTCTACGTTGATGGGGTTTTTCTACTAATTTTATTACATTAGACTCTTCTTGATAAGAGTTAGCCTTCAGTGCTGCTCTTCGTCTTTTCATATAAGGTTAGCCCTCCTTTTTAAGTGCTAGGCACGGACCTTTGACCGTTGTGCCCGTACCGAGCACATGAGTATTTAACAGTCTGGGCAAAAATTTAAATGATATGTTTAAGTTTTTGACTGATAAATACATTTGGGAGAAATTATGGCTGATATTAAAGACATTATTAGTAACATAGAACAGATCTACGGCTCTAACAATAGCTTAAATTTGCTCAAAGATTTTGAGAGAGTTATAGATGAGTTAGATATCTATGTCTACGACAACTGGCTAGACGGAGAGCTAGTTGCAGGGCCCAGAGAATCACGCTATTTCGTAGAATGCACGTTCATGTGGCCTAAAGAAAATATGCCAGAGCCCAAGGGCGGTGTTAGATTATTAGACTACGGATGCAAAGTTCAGATCGCGGAATCAAAGCTGGCCAAGGTTCGTAGAATTAAAAAACCCGACGACATACGTCCTGGAACTAAAAAAGGAAAAATAGATCACGAAGATATCTGGTTGGTCAAGATAACTATTCCTAAAAAATTAATGAATGATATCAATCGAGGATATAGGAATCTCGATAAGAATAAAGTTGAAGATATACTGAATCTCAGTGGTGTAGTTTCTCAAACTACTGATCAAACCGCAGCAGCACAGGAAACAGCAAATGCAGAACAACCAGCAGCTTAATGAAGGTCTGAGATCTAAGGATCTCGAAAACATGATCAAACCTCTATTGACCATAGATACTTTTAGATCTAAGATGGGGGAGGATCGTGATGTCTGTGTTGTCAGTGTTGTGGCCAAAGACCGTAATCCTGCTAAAGACCTAATGGAATTTATCGAGAAAGGTTATAACTTCGTTTTAGATTCAGATGTTGCTTCGGGAGAAAATACTGACGGCGAATATGTAGTTTTTATAGAGTTGGCCAGAACACCTGAGCTCGCTGAACAAATACGAGAACTTACCTACGGTATTAAGAAACTCACAGGCATGAACGAATTTAAATTCAAGTATCATAAAAAAGAAGGCGTCCACGATCTTACAGAAGAAAGTTTAAAATCAGTGATACCTGCTACTCCTAGCATGTATGATAGCTTTCTCAATAATGTCAAGACAGAAGAAGTGAAAAAATTCTTTAGTAAGACGCTAATGGACGATCTCAAATTAGATAAGGATATCATTACCATATACAAACCATTTGATAAGGTACTGAAATTTAAAATTGTAGATGAGTCAGATTCTGTACTAGAAAATATCGAAGGACCTGTGTCTATCGATGACAAATCTATGAGTGAAATTTTTTGGTTGACTAAAGTATTAGGCGACTATGGCATCAACAAAGTTGATCAAAATTTTGTTTTGCATAACGGAAAACAAACTATGTTATTACAAAGGATCGAACAATGAGTTTTACATTCAACTTCAGCAGAGAACAATTAAAGGAAATGATTCCAAAGAACCCCTATATCGATCAATGGTATCAGGCTCTTTCAGAAATACTACCGGAGTACGGAATCAATACTCCACAGCGTGTAGCAGCTTTTCTAGCACAGTGCGCCCATGAATCCGGTGGCTTTGTTTTCTTGAAAGAAAACTTAAACTACAAGGCAGCAAGCCTACGCAAGGTATTTCCTAAGTATTTTCCAGATGATGCAACCGCTGCGGCATACGCTAACAAGCCAGAAATGATCGCCAACAGAGTCTATGCGAATCGTATGGGCAACGGAGACGAGGCTTCAGGAGATGGCTTCCGTTACTGCGGTCGTGGATTGATTCAATTAACCGGTAAAGACAACTATACATTCTTTGCTGCGTCTTTAGATATTCCTGTTGAAGAAGCCAGCGAATATCTGCAGACATTCGAAGGTGCTGTACAGTCGGCCTGTTTCTTCTGGGAGCAGAACAATTTGAATACCTGGGCAGACAAAGGTGATATCCTTACATTGACCAAACGCATCAATGGTGGTACCATTGGTTTAGAAGATCGTATCAAACATTATAACCACGCATTACATATCTTTGGAGCACACTAATCATGTGGATGTTGAGCTTTATTCCTGACAGTTTTCTATTGTATATAATCAATACGATACTGATCGTTGGTGCAGTCGGCTCATTCTTATCATTCTTTGTTATCAATAGAATACTGCGCTGGTTCCCAGCACTTTCTCCCTATTACCTAATATTACAGGTAGTCAGCGCAGCTCTATTGGTAGCAGGATTATTTTTCAAAGGCGGTTACAGTGTCGAGATGGAATGGCGAGAAAAGGTTCGAGCACTCGAAGAACAGATCAAGATCGCCGAAGAACGTGCCAACACCAAAAATGTAGAAATACAAACTAAGATAGTTGAAAAAACCAAGGTAATCAAAGAAAAGGCCAAGACACAGATCGAATATGTAGACAGAGTGATAACCCAGGACAAAGAAGTAGTCAAGTATATTGAAAACTGTCCTATTCCCAAGATCATCGTCGACGAACATAATAAAGCAGCTACTCCACCGGAAGTCATCAAACAACTCAATGACGCAGCGGAGAACAAAAAATGAAACTAGCATATCTACTGGTAGTATTGGGTCTTGCAGGCTGCGCGACATCTGTGCCCGTTAAACAAAAATTTCCAGAAGTGCCAAAGGCCTTAACTGAAAAATGTGAAAACCTTAAAAAGGTCGAGGGCGACAAAGTTGCCATTACAGAAATGCTAAAAGTTATCGTAGAAAACTACGCACTTTATTATGAATGTTCTACCAAAGTAGACGGTTGGAACGAATGGTATGTAGAGCAGAAAAAAATACACGAGAGTGTTAAATAAGATGAAAGCAATTATCGTATCAGTTTTTTGCCTAACTCTAGCAGGATGTGCTACCACTAACAATGATTATCAAATCTATGTAGAAGCACAAAAATCTATTTCCAAAGATTTGACAATAACTGAAGCAGCTAGACTTAATGCTCTTATAGAAATGACTAAAAGCAGTGATGCGTCTGTAAGAGCCACAGCTATTATGCAGCTACAGAATTTGCAGCAACACAGTAAACAGGTGGTAATTGATCCGCCTAAGAAAAACATTCTTGGATTTTAAAGGAGCGCCAGATGGCATTACACGACTCAATCTTGAAATTAATTACTAAAGAACCAAAAGACGACAGCGCACCAAAGCCTCCAGTAGGCAGTCGCAGTGAGCGTGAAGCAAAGATCAAAGACAAAGCAGGTATGGTTATTTCCGTGTTTGCTTTGTTCCTAGCAGTAAACTCATGGTATGGTGGCAAATTGTCCAGTACAGTATTAAACAATACGCTAGGTGCTAACAATGCTTGGGCACAATATCAAGCGAAAAACAATAGATTAGTTAGTTATGAAATCGCATCTAAAACAACCAGCGATCCTGTGCTAAAGAAAGAGTTCAAAGCAGAAGCAGAACGTATGGATACAGACAAGAAAGAAATCGCTGTCAATGCACGTAAAATGGAGGCAGACAGGGAATTAGCAAAGAAATCTAGTCCATGGATCGGATATGCATCAACCGCATATCAGTTGGCCATTGTTGTTCTATCAGCAAGTATCCTTGCTGTTAGCATGCCAATGTTTTGGAGTAGTTTTGCAGTAGCAGGAGTAGGATTGTTATTATCAGCCAACGGTTTATTCCTTTGGTTTTAAATTTGCATAGGAGCGACATATGACAGATAAGGTAGAATTAAGCGCGAGCGAACAAAAGAAAGAAGATTGGATGAACAGTAAATGGCGTCCAATGATGGGATGGATGTATATGGTTGTATGTACCATGGACATGGTAATATTTCCTATTCTATGGAGTCTATTACAAACATTTACTCATTCACCGATCACACAATGGAATCCGTTGACACTTCAAGGTGCAGGATTATTCCATATCGCTATGGGTGCGGTACTAGGACTTGCAGCTTGGGGACGTACACAAGAAAAACTAGGGGGAGCTAACAATGGCGGATTACAACCCGTATCACAGAGTGTCACAACAACATTTGGCTCTGCTCCAACAACACCGAGCACATTCGGCGCACCAGCTTCGACAGGTTTCGGAGCACCAAGTGCCCCAAGTAGCTTTGGCGGAGGCAGCTTTGGAAGCACACCTCGCCCAACAGCGCCAGCAGCACCGATGATGAGTAGCAGCGGTAAACCAATGCCGTTTCAACCCGATCAACCCGAACTATAAAGGAAACTAACATGAAAACAACACTAGCAATTTTTCTTTTAACCAGCGTTTTAGCTTTGCCAGTATCAGCAGCCGACGAAGCACCCGCAACTAAACAAGTCTGCGTGGATGTTATGAAAGACGGCAAGCCTGTTATTGATCCAAAAACTAAAAAGGCTAAACAAAACTGCAAGACCGTAAAAGTACATAAAAAACATGAAGGCACAGCAGTACCACAAAAGAAATAACCAGTAATTGAAAGACATTAAATACAAGGCCGCTAGACGCGGCCTTTGTCTTCATGTATAATACAAGTATGGATTACTATAATATTTTAGGTGTTAATAGAAATGCTAGTCAGGATGAGATAAAATCAGCCTATCGAAAGATGGCTATGAAATATCATCCCGATCGAGGCGGAGACGAAAAAAAATTCAAAGAAGTTGAAGAAGCTTATCGCACACTAAGCGATCCACAAAAGAAACAGGTGTTTGATATGGGAGGTGATCCCAATAATCAAAACGGTGGATTTTATAATCAAGGTCCGTTCGAATTCCATTTTGGCACGGGCAACATGAACGACATATTTGGAAATTTCGGGTTCGGTGGCCCGTTTGGTTTTGGTAATAGGAATGTGCAGAGAAACAAATCCATAAACATCGCTGTAGAGATCACACTAGAAGAAGTTCTACAGGGAAAAGATATTGATGCAGAACTAGCTATCCCCGGCGGTAAAAAGAAAATCATCAACATCAGTATTCCTCCTGGCATAGAAGACAATCAACAGATCAGATATCAAGGTATGGGGGATAACAGCATACCTCATATGCCCCCCGGTGATCTTTTAGTAAACATAAGAGTACTACCGCATATTGAATTCCGTAGAGAAGGATCAAACATTGTTGTAGATAAAATAGTTTCAGTATGGGATGCTATCCTAGGCTGTTCTCTCAGTATTAAAACCCTGGATAACAAAACTCTACAAATTTCAGTGCCGCCTGGCACACAACCAGAAACTGTTCTCAGCTGTAAGAACGAAGGCTTACCTTTGATGAGAACTCAAAGACGCGGTAATCTATTAATAAAAATTAAAGTAGAAATACCAAAAAATATAAATCAACAGACAAAGTCTACTATCGAGAAATTAAAAAATAATGACATTTAAACTAGGACCTCACGAATCTCTAATAACCCCTAGCACTGAATGGAACTTTGGATCAGACGGCGATGCTCGACTGTTGGAAGAGCAAATGATAGATTTCATGCAACAAAATAACGGCATAGGTCTAGCGGCTAATCAAATAGGCTTTACCAAGCGTGTGTTCGTAATGGGCAGTGAAAATATCGAAGGATTCCCAAGACCGTTCGCTGTGTTCAATCCCAAGATCATAGAATACAGTGAGGACACAGAAATTTCACAAGAAGGCTGTCTTAGTTACCCAGATCTATGGTTAGGTGTAAAAAGGCCTAGAAGTATTATTGTAGAGTATCAAAACAGCAGCGGCGACACTGTTACCGCTGAAATGACCGGATTAATTTCAAGATGTTTTCAACACGAGTACGATCACTTAGATGGTATATGTTTTGTTGACAAAGTAAGCCAACTGAAATTAAACTTAGCTATGAAGAAACTTAGGAAAAAGAAATAATGATCGAACCAAGCTCAAATCTGCAACAAATTTTTGATAATGCAGTTGAACATGCTAAACAATTAAATCACGAATACATAACCATTGAGCATTTGGTATATGCTATTCTCTGCGACGAGCCCTCATTTCAAATTATAGAAAATTATGGTGCCGACGCTAATTTTATCAAAACTAATCTAGAACATTATATCAAAAACAACATGAACGATATCAAGGCCGTTGATCCAGATCAAAAGCCTAAAAAGACCAGTTCTGTTGAGCGAGTATTAAATCGTTGTTTCACACAGGTGTTGTTCAGTGGAAGACAACGAATGGAAGTAGCTGACATAATCATCAGCATACTCAGCGAAAAAAATAGTTTCGGTTTTTATTTCTTGAGCAAAGGCGGGTTGAGCAAAGAAAAATTTATCAAGTACTTCCAAGAAAATCTGAATTACGAAGAAGAAGAAGAAACAACAACACAGGTAGCCACTAGCTCGCAAATGGAAAGAATTATCAATCAGTTCTGTACTAATCTCAGCCTTTTGGCTAAACAACGTAAGATCGATCCTGTGATCGGAAGAGATGAAGAATTAGAAAAGATACAACTCATTCTCGCAAGAAGAAACAAGTGTAATGTATTGATGGTGGGTGATCCCGGTGTAGGTAAGACTGCCATTGCCGAAGGCCTGGCTCGTAAGATCTTTGAAAAGAAAGTTCCTAAGTTCATCCAAGATCATCAGGTCTATACGCTAGATATCAGTGCCCTACTAGCAGGTTCGAAGTATCGAGGCGACTTTGAAGAACGTATCAAAGCAGTTCTAGCTTCACTAGAACGCAAGGGTAAAATTATCCTGTTCATCGACGAAGCGCACATGATGCAGGGCGCGGGTGCAGCTAACCAGAGCTCAAACGATCTAGCTAATATTCTCAAACCTATCCTTACCAAAGGTATCATCAAATTAATCGCTTCCACTACCTGGGACGAGTATCGTAAGCACTTCGAAAGCGATCGTGCATTGATGCGTCGATTCCAACGTGTTACAGTAGATGAACCTAGTCAAGAAATGACTGTTAAGATTCTCAAGGGTATCCGTAAGTATTATGAAAAACATCATAATGTAAAAATCACCGATGCAGGTATCGATCAAGCGGTCAAGCTATCTATCAAATACATGGCTGACAAGAAACTGCCAGACAAGGCCATCGACATCATCGACTGTGCTGCTGCTCGTTACAAGCTCAAGGACGATCCTACAGAAGAAGGCATCGAACAGCTCGTAGATGTCGAACAAATCACCTACGAACTTAGCAAGATGATCAATATGCCATTAGAAACCGTGGCGCAGAAAGAAAGCAAGAATCTAACAGGTCTAGAAAAAGGTATGAAAGCAGCAGTCTACGGACAAGATGCGGCTGTAGATACTCTGCTTGATAAGATCTTTGTAGCACAGGCCGGAATGAAACATCCCAACAAGCCTGTTGGATCTTTCTTGTTCTTAGGTCCTACAGGCACAGGTAAGACCGAAACTGCTAGAACACTAGCAGATAAGATGGGTATGGAATTAGTTAGGTTTGACATGGGAGAATATCAAGAGAAGCACTCTGTGGCAAGACTTATCGGTGCTCCTCCAGGTTATGTTGGCTACGAAGATAATGCTGGTCAACTGATCACTAAACTACAAGAGCATCCTAATGCTATCCTATTGTTAGACGAAATTGAAAAAGCACACCCAGATGTCAGTAACATTCTACTAGCATTTATGGACAACGGTTTTATCACCGGAAGCAACGGTAAACAGGCAGATGGTCGTAATTGTATTCTTATCATGACCAGTAACCTTGGTGCCAGAGATAACGAAAACAATGCCATTGGTTTCGGTGATCTAAGCAAAGACGGAGAAGACGACAAGGCCGTTAAAAAGTATTTTGCTCCAGAATTCCGTAATCGCTTAGACGCTGTTATCAAATTTGAAAAGTTAGGTATCAACGTTGTTATCCAGATCGTTAATAAGTTTATTTCCGAACTGAATTCTCAGCTCAAAGATAAGAATATCGAAATCGTGTTAACAACAAAGGCACAGAAGTGGTTAGCTGAACAAGGGTACGATAGCAAGATGGGTGCAAGACCCTTAGCAAGATTGATCGATAATAAGATTAAATCTCCTCTCAGCCGCAGAGTATTATTCGGTGATCTCGTCAACGGAGGCAAAGTCACTGTTGATATCGAGGATAATGAACCGGTCTTCGCAGTTGAAGATTTTGTAAAAACATTAACTAGAGCTGCCAAGAGAAAATTAGGTATCGCCGACGAAATCGCAGTTACTGAAACTAATGATATCAAAGAAGAAAATAACCAATAGAAAATTTTACGGTAAATGGTTATATAAAATTACCCTAAAAATCAGCGGTGTGTCAATCTTAAGGACCAAATCCTTAGATGACACTATTGGTTTTATGTTGGATCCGGAATCTGGCAATGTAGCCAGACACAGTATCTTAAGAAGAGCTCTAGCACATTCAGAAGAAATCGTTGAACTCTGTAAATTCTTAAAAACATTAAATCCGGACGATTATACTAAACGATTAGAATCTAATCTAATAGATCTATATACCAATGATCAAAACATCTATGTTAATGCCTGTACTCTATTTCAAGATTTAATCACACACCATTTTGAACCAGAAGAAAATTCCATTGATTTACTATCAAAATCAAATCTTATAGTGGTCAATAAACTGCCGCATGATAAATTTAGATATAAGGTTTTTCTAACACCCCATAGACTCAAACAAGATCGTGATAGAAAAGAGCAATTTTTATCTTGGTTAGATACACAAAATGGCAGGATAAAGATTTCAAATACTGTAAAGGACTGGTTTATCAAAACAGACTGGAACTGGGATCGCCGATATGTGCTAGTAACTGACGAAGCCACTCTTCTAATGATGAAAATGGCTAATCCTGATGCTGTGGGCAAGGTCTACGAGCATGTTTTGTTGATAAATACTTGATGTCCAACGAAATTCATGTTCTACTAGAAAATATCAGCTTAGAATCTGTCGATTCTAGTTATAGCTACGGAGGCAAGTATCCCGGAGCAGGGTATCACAAAAAAAGTAACCCTATACACACTGTTGTTTATCAGGTCACAGATTTTGTCGGCACTATCAAAATACAAGCGACTCTAGCTTTAGATCCCGCAGCATCGGATTGGTTTGATGTAGATAATACAACTATAGGGCTAGGCGAGGACAGTTCTGCGTGGACTTCTGCTAGCACCTTTAATTTTTCCGGTAATTTTGTATGGGTACGTGCTGCATACAACATACAAAACGGTACTATCACATCTGTTAGTTATCTAGTCTAAGAATTCAAAAGCGATAAATATAGTATCATCTTACGGAAGATACTATGAGAGACCTTTTAAATAAATTAGACGCTATCGTCAGCGAAACAGCACTCAAAGACAAGGAAGATCTTGCCGCCAAGCGCAAGGCCTTGCAGGATCTGCAGATGGATCCCACTGCCGCTGAAGATCCAGAAATCAAACAAGCAATCATCCAAAGAAAAGCCGATTTAGAAAAAGAAGCTAAAGCCAAGGGATTTTCAGAAGGAATCCAACTAGGAGATGATTTCGGTATCAGTTTCAACGAAGATTTTGAAATCGAATCTTCGGTTGTAGGTTTCGTTAAAGACGGAATCGTTATCGAACTAGACGAATTCGCTCTAGATCTATTAGAAGGTCAGGGATTTAGTTTCCTAGAAGGCTATCTCAAAGAATCAGAAAAACAAAAAGGCGTCGACGGCAAAGCCTGTTGGAAAGGCTACAGACGTATGGGCACCAAAAAGAAAGGCGGCAAAACTGTAGACAACTGCGTTAAAGTTTCCGAAGGGTTTGGTTCCCTTGAAGACGAAGTAAAATCATTGCTGAAAAGATTCGAAGAAAATGCCATGGAAATTGGTGCCTACGGAGATCCAGATGTTAGCAAAGTCGTAGCAATGCTTAGACAAGGAGACTTTGAAGGCGCTACTGAAGAAGTATGGTCTGCTTACTCCGATCAAGACGGCGGTGAGGTTCCTAGATTAGAACCTTATGTCGACGACCTGCAAGACGAGTTCGAAGAACTTGCTCAGGGCGGAGATGAAGACGAAGGCGGCGACACCGACGATGCATATGCATTGGCATCCGCTGGTCACGGATCTGATGAGGATTACGGTGATTACGGGTTCGAAGAAGATCACTCCGAAGATCCAGAAGATCCAGCAAATCGTGGAGAATACGACAACGAAGGCGACATGGCAAAAGACGACCTACGCACAATCAACGATGCTGCCAAAGAATTATATAATATGTTAGATGTAGATGACAATCTACCAGAATGGGTACAGAGTAAGATTAATAAGGCAGCAGACTATATAGACACTGCCAGAGACTACATGAAATCCAATAGCTATACCGAAGGGCGTTATCCTTTCGCAGGCAGAAAAGTAGGACAGAAAGAAGGTCCAGCCGGTCAATTAAAGGGCAAAGATCCTGCAGGTTATCCTAAAGGTAAATTAGTCGGCGGTAGTGAAAGCGTTGAACACGACCTCGACGAAGCTGACTATAGAGGCAGAAAAGTTCAGCTAGGTAAAAAGCTACCCGGTGATGTAAAAAAATACAAAGTATATGTTCGTAAACCAAACGGTAACATCGTCAAAGTAAATTTCGGCGATAAAAAAATGCGTATTAAGAAATCTAATCCTAGTCGCAGAAAGAGTTTTAGAGCCCGTCATCGTTGCTCCAATCCAGGACCAAGATGGAAAGCTCGTTATTGGAGCTGCAGGAACTGGTAATATGCTACTAAAAGAAATGTTCAGTCCTATAGGGGCTCCTGATCCCGACAAAGATGATACCGATTGGTTAGGTGATCTAAAATTTTTCATCGATAACGATGATCAGTTATTAAACAAATATTTTTTTCCTGCTGTAGATAGGCATAAAAAACATGTAGGCAATCCCAATGCCTATAAAATTTACATACGACCATTAGAAAGTTGTCTGGAACAATACTGCGAGAAATTCGAAATCGAAGAGCCAGAAACAAAATTTCCCAAAGAAAAACTTATCGACTTGGCTAAAAAAATCGCCAATCAGCAGGATAAATTTTTGAGCAAAGGCGACTACAAGCGATGAAACTTCTTGAAATGTTTGAGGCTGAATCTAGTAGAAAGCATATCACATTCTGCTTCGGAAGACTTAATCCTCCAACTATCGGTCACGAACAATTATTAGACACTGCGGCTAAAGTAGGCGGTGACTATAAAATTTTTGTAAGCCAGAGCCAAGATCCTAAAAAGAATCCTTTAGACTACGCAACTAAGATTAAATTTATCAAATCCATGTTTCCCCAACATGCAGATAAAGTAGTCGAAGACAACAGTCTTAATACTATTGTAAAAATCGCATCATATCTATATGACCTAGGTTATCGAGACGCTACATACGTTGCCGGAAGTGATCGATTGGAAGATATGAAGAAACTTCTAACACAGTATAACGGTGTTGAAGGTAAAGCACACGGCTTTTATAAATTCGAAACATTAGATTTTAAATCTAGCGGAGAACGTGAAGATGGTGCTGAAGGTGTTGCAGGAGTCAGTGCTAGTGGTGCTAGATTGGCTGCTGCTAATAATGACTTTGAAGCATTCCAAGAAGCCACAGGCGCAGGAGACCTAGCTAAATCTTTATTCGATGCAGTTCGTAAAGGGATGAAAATCTCCGAAAATGTTTCAGAGGCTCCTATTGAGATGGATCCTGCTGATCCCATGGATCCGATGATCCATAGCGCAGGAGGCAATCCTGCAAAACTAAAATATCGTATGCTAAGAGCCGCTGGACAGATTAAAGATCTTGCCAGCAGAGTAGACAAAGCCAGTCCCAGCGAATGGCAGACAATGACTCGCCAGTTCGAAGAGCTTAAAATGAACATGGAACAAATTCGCCATGCTCTAGAAGAACTTGCTAAGATTCGTAAGAAAGGTGGAGTACGTAGTCGAGGCATCGATCCCATGATTGATAGCGTTGACGAAGGATGGAAACAAAATGTTGCTGCGGCTGCTCTAGCGGCGGCAAACTTATTAGGTACATCTGCACAGGCCGCAGAAGAACCTGCAAAGCCTATTACTATCGCGTATGTTATGATAGACGGCGAAATGAGAAAATATAATCTCGGTGATAAATTTGATAATGCCAAAGAAGCAGAAGAATTTATCAGCCGTGTATTAGACAAACAAGGATTGCAGGGTTATCAATTAGAAATTAAACACGGCTACGCTAAAAAACAAGACAAGAAAGAAAGTGTAGCAGAAGGATATGGACGCTATTGGTGCTCTACCGATAAAAAATGGAAAACTCGTAAAGGTCCTAAACAAAAGAGATCGTCATGAAAGCAAAAGAATTTATACCAGCAAGTAAGCCAAGAAACTTCGTTGCTAAGAATCAAAAGACAGCAGGTGCTGGAGCACATAAAGATTTAAAACGTGCCGAAAAGCAAGGCGATGTTAAACATAAGAAAGATCGTATTCCTATGGACGAAAGAGTAAGAGATCCAGAAGATTGGGATGAAGGTAACACAGAGCCCGGCAACAACTTTGCTATCTATATCAACGGTAAGAAGTGGAAAGTATTTCCAGGACCCTACGGCGCTTACGCAGACAGCCCCGAAGAGGAGAGTGAGTTTTATAGATTAAAAGACATGGCTCACAGAAAGAGTCAGCAGACTGGCAAGAAGTGGGAAGTCTACAAAACCGGTGAACCGGCTACAAAGTAATGGAACTAAGTGAATTAAAACGTCTTGCAGGAATTACAGAGTTCAAAGGCTATCAACCTTACGGTGGTAGCAATATAAGTATCACTGGTAACGAAAAAGGTGAACTTATGCGTAAGCACAATATCAGACCCGGAACCCCTGAATGGTTCCAACTGTGGTTTAGTTTACCGTACCTAACCGGAGAACGACCTGTAGGAGATACTAAATGGTTGAGATAAGCCCGTCAGCAAAAGTCAAGATACAAGATATCTTAGACGAAGAAAATAATCCTAATTTAAAACTTAGAACTTTTGTCCAGGGTGGTGGATGCTCAGGATTTCAATACGGCTTCACCTTTGACGATGAACAAAACGACGACGATTTTGAAATCCTTGTAGGTAGATGGAAAATTTTAATCGATGCTATGAGCATGCAGTACATGACTGGTGCAGAAATAGATTATGTTGAGGATCTGCAAGGAAGTCAGTTCGTTATTAGAAATCCCAATGCTGTTACAACCTGTGGCTGCGGAAGTAGTTTTTCAGTATGAGAGCACACGAATTTATCGTAGAAAAGAAGCGTAAGAAAAGAAAGCCACGTTGGGCTGCTTACGGACCAGGCCCCTACGGCGGATACGGTTATGCCGTGGGTTATAGCGGAGATGGGGGAGGCATCGGGGGCGATGCCGCCGGGGGAGAAGCATCTTATCCAGGTAACATAGGTGCTATGGAAGTAATGAAATTCTTTCAAATAGCCGATGATAAGAAAAAAGAACTTTTTAAAGAGCTGTTGAGCAAAGGTAAAAAAGGACTGGCTTGGAAGTTAATACAAGATACAGTAGGCGTTAAATTAGTAGGCAAGGAGTTTGAAGTCGAAGAAAACTTTGCAGATGGTCGAGTAAAAGGCAAAAGCAGGCCCGGACGTGTGAAACGTGCAGGTGCGAGTTGTTCTGGATCTGTAACTGATTTGCGTAAACGTGCTAAAAACGCCAGCGGAGAAAAGGCTAAAATGTATCATTGGTGTGCTAACATGAAAAGCGGCCGCGGTAAATAATACTATGAAAATACGAGACTTATTAGAAACAGCTACAGCGGGTGCTACTTCGGCGGGCAATGTATCTGTAGGTGTTGTTTACCCCAATAAGCCAGGAAAACAGCCTAAAAAGAAAAAGAACGGAACTGCCCCCAATGCCTTAGACATACCAGGTGTTAATCTGCTAACAGGCGGTTCTTTAATCAAAAGATAAATACAGTATGACTCTTTAAAATCAAGGATTTTTTTAACATGGACTTTAAATCATTAATTACCAAAATCAGCGAAATGGATGACAAGATCAAAACCGTCGCTGCTCCAGAGCTGCCTAAATCTGTGCAATTAAACGAAGATGCACAGCTACGTGTGCTAGCCGGAACTTCATCTATTTTAGAAGAAGCTAAAAAGATGAAGAAGGATGAGAAAAAAGAAGAAAAGGTCGACGAGGGTCAGGAAGATCTTAAAAAAGTTGGCGACAAAGTCAAGACACAACACGGTACAATGACCAAGACTGCTACCGGTATTAAACACGAGCGTTCCTATGGCAAAGACAAGGACGACGATGATGACGACGAGCCGAAAGCTAAAAAGAAAGCTAAGAAAGAGTCTATTGATCCAGAATTGTTTAAATCAAAGTTCATGAAGATGGTCGAAGCTAAAAAGGCTGAGAAAGAAGAAAAGAAAAAAGAATCTAAGAAAAAGAAGATGGACGAAGCCGCCAAGCCAGATTTTCTCGATCTAGACAAAGACGGTGACAAGAAAGAACCAATGAAGTCTGCTTCTAAAGCCGACGACAAGAAAGATGGTAAAAAGGGTATGAGTGCTAAACAGGCCAAGTACTTTGGTAAGAAAAACGAGTCTGTTAAAACATCTAAGAAAGTTGTTGCAGAATCAGTCGAACAACCGATGTCTTTCAAAGACATGATGAAATTAGTTGTCGAAAGCGGCGGTCAACAACAGATCGATCCCCTAGACAAAGAATTGTTTGCCTGGGCCGAGCGTGTAGCTAAGACCAAACTAGGCGAAGGCATGAAAGCTGAAGTCTATGCAGGTATGGTATACGAGCGTATGGGCGGCAGATTTGAAATGTATGACGTACTAAGCGAACAACAAAACTAAAATAGTTTTCGGTAAACAAAAGCCAGTCTACTATTGACTGGCTTTTTTTATGACTATATAATAGCTCTATAAGGAGATATTTTATGGCTAAAATGTATGGTCCCGAAGAAAAGGCTAAACTCGAAAGATTGATTAACGAAGGCGGAAATGTACTTCGTGAAATTGAAGATCTGCAAGAAGGTCTCAAAGAAACTGTCAAAGCGGTCGCAGAAGAACTACAAGTTAAACCCAGCATTATTAACAAGGCAATTAAAATCGCCCATAAAGACAATTGGAAATCTCATGAAGAAGAATGGGACGAGATTGAGATGATTCTCGGCGTAACTAAACACTTGCCAGAGAAGGATTAAATGATTAATGACTTATTTCGTCCCACATTAGAATGGATCCGAGATGACTGGAATTCCAATCCGTTTAGATTTGTGGTTGAAGTTATTGCCTGGGCGATTTCAATCGGCTGTTCAATCACGATGGCTGTTACTGTACCAACACCGCCACTTCTTGTACTTTATCCTATTTGGATACTCGGTTGCGCTATGTACGGTTGGGCTGCTTATACTAGGAAATCGTTTGGCATGTTGGCTAACTATGTGTTATTAACTACCATAGATACCATCGGCCTGATACGGATGCTATAAATAAAGCTGTGAAGGTAGGCGAGGCCATAATCCGCATGATAGGTATTTGCGAGCCGAAAATCGCATACGGAGAAAAAATTGAGCTACGTTGACGCATTCTACAATCGCGACGAGGACATGATTCATGTCGTTGAACGCGATGGCAAAGGGCAAAGGCATTTCAAAGATTACCCTGCCAAACACCTGTTTTACTACAGAGATCCTAGAGGTAAATTCCAATCGATCTATGGAGATCCTCTAACTCGTGTAATCTGTAAGAACATCAAAGAACTTCGTAAAGAGCTAGCGATCCACTCAAATAAAACTCTTTATGAATCCGATATTAACCCCATTTATCGATGTCTCGAAGATCACTACCTTAATCAAGATGCTCCAAAGCTAAATGTAGCATTTTTCGATATTGAAGTAGACTTTGATCCCGAACGAGGATATGCATCGCCAGACGATGCATTTATGCCAATCACTGCCATCGCTGTGCATCTGCAATGGATGAACACATTGGTCTGTCTTGCTATTCCTCCGAAAACATTATCCATGGCTGAGGCCAAGAAGGCTGTAGAAGAATTCCCTAATACCATGCTGTTCGATAACGAAGCAGACATGTTAGACACTTTCTTAGATCTTATCCAAGATGCAGACGTGCTTAGTGGTTGGAACTCGGAAGGTTTTGATATCCCCTATACTGTCAACCGTGTAACTAAAGTTCTGTCAAAAGAAGATACACGTAGATTCTGTCTTTGGAATCAATTTCCTAAGAAGCGTGAATATGAAAAGTTTGGAAAAACTGCCGTTACCTACGATCTCATCGGACGAGTACACCTGGACAGTCTCGAACTTTATAGAAAGTATACCTATGAAGAACGCCATACATATCGATTAGACGCTATCGGAGAAATGGAAGTCGGTGAAAGTAAGACTGTCTACGAAGGTACACTGGATCAACTTTATAACAACGACTTCCGCAAGTTTATTGAGTACAATCGTCAAGACTGTGCGCTGTTAGATAAGCTAGATAAGAAACTAAAATTCTTAGATCTAGCCAATACACTAGCCCACGAATGTACAGTTCTACTACAGACTACCATGGGTGCTGTAGCTGTTACTGAACAGGCCATTATTAATGAAGCACACAAGCGGGGAATGATCGTTCCTAATCGTCGCAAAATGGAAGAACACGGCGATACACAGGCCGCAGGTGCTTATGTTGCGTATCCCAAGAAAGGTATCCATGAATGGATTGGTTCTCTCGATATTAATTCTCTTTATCCTTCTGCTATTCGTGCCCTAAATATGGGGCCGGAAACTATCGTAGGACAACTGCGTCAAGATGGTACCAAGGATTATATTGCCGCCGAAATGGGCAAAGGCAAGAGCTTTGCAGCGGCATGGGAAGGTATGTTTGGTAGTATTGAATATACGTCTGTGATGTCAAAAGAAGTGGGTAGAGAAATTACCATAGACTGGGAAGATGGTAATAATGATACCTTAAGTGCAGCACAGATTTATGATTTAATCTTTGACAGCAATCAACCTTGGATGTTATCAGCTAACGGTACGATCTTTACCTACGAAAAAGAAGGTATCATTCCCGGCCTACTAAAACGTTGGTATGCTGAACGCAAGGACATGCAGAAAAAGCTCAAAGAATCAATTACGGCAGGAAATAAAATCGAAGAAGAATATTGGGATAAGCGACAGTTAGTTAAAAAGATTAATCTCAACTCACTGTACGGTGCTATTCTTAATCCCGGTTGCCGTTTCTTTGATAATAGAATCGGACAGTCGACTACACTTACTGGTCGTGCTATTGCTCGTCACATGGCCAGTAAAGTAAATGAAATCATTACCGGTGAGTACAATCATATAGGCAAGGCCATTATCTACGGTGATACAGACAGTTGTTATTTCAGCGCCTATAATACTCTAAAGAAAGACATTGATAAAGGTCTTATTCCGTGGAGTAAAGACAATATCATCGAACTATATGATACCATCGGAGAAGAAGTTAATTCAACATTTCCTAAATTCATGCAAGATGCTTTCCACGTTCCTAAAACACGCGGCGAAGTTATCAAGGCCGGTCGTGAAATTGTCGCATCAAAAGGTTTATTCATTACCAAGAAACGATATGCTGTTCTATACTTTGACAAAGAAGGTAAACGACAGGATCTTGATGGTAAAACCGGAAAGATCAAGGCCATGGGCCTGGACCTTAAGCGATCAGATACTCCTGTAGTCATTCAAGACTTCTTGTCTGATGTGCTTACTCGAGTGTTGAATGGTGAAGATCGCGAAGATGTGCTAAACTATATCACAGACTTCCGAACAGACTTCAAGACTAGACCGGGTTGGGAGAAAGGATCTCCCAAACGTGCCAATAATATTACAGAATACGCTAATAAAGAAAAGAAAGCAGGCAAAGCCAACATGCCAGGACATGTACGTGCTAGCCTTAACTGGAATACCTTGAAGCGTATGATGGACGACAAATACTCGATGAACATCGTCGATGGCGCTAAAGTCATTGTCTGCAAGGTCAAAGACAATCCAATGGGCTATACATCCGTTGCTTATCCTGTTGATGAGCTTCGACTCCCTCAATGGTTCAAGGATCTGCCGTTTGATCATGCAGAGATGGAAACTACCATCATCGATGAAAAACTAGAAAACCTAATAGGTGTACTAGAATGGGACATAGGTTCTACTAGGTCCGATAATAACTTTAGCAAATTGTTTGATTTTGAGTGATTTCGAGGTTGATTTTTACTCACGATCTAAATATAATCTTAATATACATGGAGACTCTCTAAATGAAAGACATTTTACAAGACATCGTAAGCCACACACAAAATCTAGGCTTCTTAACCACAGTCAAAGTCACAGGTTCAGAAGATAAGACACAGATCTTTTCAATGGCTGACGATCGATCAGTTATTATGGAGGCAGAAACTGCTAATCCATATCCCGACATGATCGGTACATTTGGTATGCCGCAACTACAGAAATTAAAATATCTAGTAGACGGTGCTGAATACAAAGAAGAAGCTAAGATCAATATCACGTTTGCTGAGCGCAACGGCGAAACTATACCGGTCGGCATCCACTTTGAAAACAAAGATGGTGACTTCAAAAACGACTATCGTTTTATGAATCAGGAAATCATCAACGAAAAGATGAAGACTGTGAAATTCCGCGGTGTTAAATGGGATGTTGAAATCGAACCCACTGTTGCCGCAGTACAGCGTTTTAACTTCCAAGCAGGTGCGCATAACGAACATCCAACATTCTTAGCCAAAACCGAAGGCGGTAATCTAAAGTTTATCTTTGGTGATGCATCGACTCATGCAGGAGAGTTCATCTTCGCTCAGAGTGTAGCAGGTAAACTTGACAGAGGCTGGACATGGCCTGTTCTACCAATCTTAAGTATTCTCAAGGTTGCGGATGTTAATAACACCAAGATGTCGTTGAGCAACGAAGGTGCTATCCAGATCACTCTAGACAGCGGACTTGCAGTTTACAAATACATCATTCCAGCACAGGCGGCCTAATGATCAAAGGCATCACACAATCCGGTCGTTATATGACAATATCTAATGGTAATGCCAGCACCTATGTAAATTCTTATTCAGGACAACAAGGTGTTGGTAATATGCGATTTAATACTTCTACTCAGAACATGGAAGTATTCGACGGTAACAACTGGGTCATGCTCAATATGAGCCATGCCACGGTAGGTTTAACACCGGATGCAGAATCTTTACTCGATTGGGCACGTAAGAAGCGTGATGAAGAATTGGCTTGGGAATCATTGGCAAAAGATAATCAAGCTGTTAAAATAGCATTAGACAATTTAGAAAAAGCAAAACAACAAATTAAAATAACTGCTACACTAGCCAGAGATACTTCAGACTTCGGCGAAATGGCAGAAGTACAGGCGAGCCCATAAAAATGACAAATAGACCACCAGTTAACTTAACACCATTACAGAAAGATTACGCAGTATATCTTCCGGCTATCAGCTGTTTTTTCAGCACATATATCAGTAAACAACGATTCGACGAATTTGTTCCACAGGATAGGATTCCGCAGGGCTTTGATCGCGGTATTGAGGGAATGAATTTTCTTAATCCCGAACAAGGATATTTCACTTACAAATACGGACTATACTCTGCAGGTCATGCCCAACTGGATCTAGAAAAAACTATGATCCAAGATGCTATGATCCAAGATAGAGATCGTGCTAATACTGTAATCGTTGGCGACTCAGGTGGTTATCAGATCGGTAAAGGTGTTCTTAAATTTGATTGGCACAACTTCGAAGGCCCCGCTGCTAACAAGGTCAGAGATAATATTTTAAATTGGTTAGAGTTGACCGCAGATTGGTCGATGTTGCTAGACGTTCCTACTTGGGCCAGCGATCATATTCATAGTCCTAAAACTGGACTAAAGAGCTTTCAAGACTGCTTAGATAAAACTCTACACAATAATGATTACTTTATTCGTAATCGCTTAGGACAGACTAAATTCTTAAACGTGCTACAAGGCAGTGACTGGGAAACCGCACAGGCATGGTACGAAGCAGTGAAACATCTTCCAACAGAAGGTTGGGCCATGGGTGGTAAGAACATGTGTGACATGGAAGTCGCACTAAAAAGGCTTATCATCTTGCGTGATGAAAAACTTTTAGATAATAGAAACTGGATGCACTTCTTGGGCACAGCACAATTAGACTGGGCCTGCTATCTAACTCTAATCCAAAGACAAATTAGGAAGCATGTAAATGAAAACTTTACCATTTCTTTTGACTGCGCATCACCCTTCATTGCTACAGCACACGGTCTCGTCTATACCAACGCACAGCACACCAACAAGCGTTGGTCAGTCATCATGGACAAGGCCCCAGACAACAAAGCCCTTAGCCAGGCTTTTAATGTCCCCTTTCCATTCGAATCAGAAATTGGTCGAAGACTGTCCATCGGAGATATCTGCTGGTACAAGCCAGGAATGTTGAACAAGATTGGCAAGGAAGGCAAAACTAGTTGGGATAGTTTCGGTTATGCTCTAATGATGGCGCATAATACATATTGTCATATCGTCGCTGTTCAACGTGCCAATCATCTAATGGATATTGAGTCTGCTAAGATCAGTCCAAGCTGGCGTCAGTGGAAAAATCTCAAAGACATGGATAAGAGCGATGAGTACAGCGAATGGGTTCCTCGCAACATCTTATACTTTAATAACTTTGTGGAAGAGTTATTCAAGAGCGAAACTCCAATGCAGATGATCGAAGATGCTAAACCTATGTTAAACAAAATGATGGGCATGCGTCTGCGTGGTGGCAATGCTAATAACACCTTTAACAAGCATTTTGAATCAGAAGAAATCGTTTTAGATAAGTCAGTGTCTCAAGTATCTGCCATGCCAGTATTGGATGAAGATAAGTTAGATGAACTCGAACATGAATTTTTGGAACAGGAGGCCCAAAATGTATGAGAATAGAATTAAACATCTGCAAGAATCTCATAGACTACTCGATAAACAAATCGAAACATTGTTACAAAATGGATTGTATGAAGACCTCAAACTTGAGGAATTGAAGAAACAGAGGTTGCTTTTTAAGGACGAAATTGCTAGACTTACTAGACTGCAATGGGAACACGATCACGAAACTGTAGACTATGACGACGAAAGATAATATGTTTTTGAATAGGCAAGACATAGAAAAAATACAAGGCATCTTAGATCAATTCCCAGATGTCGAACACTTCGAAATAAAACAAGACACGTCTAGCGGAATTGGTTCGATCACAACTATGACGTTTGGTCACAAGACCAACGGAGTAAACGGATCTTTTATAGTTGAAGTCACAGGCATAGAAAGTTGGTAATCATGTACACAGAACAACAATACGACGAATTTCAAAACCGCATTCACGAACGTTTTCCAAAAATGTTCGAAGGCAAATACGGCGGCTTTGCCTGCGGTCCCGGGTGGTGGCCTATGTTAGAAACTCTTTGCGGAGTTATTCAAAGTCACATCGATCAAAGCAAAGACAAATGTCCTCAAGTAGTTATAGAACAAATCAAAGAAAAGTTCGGTAGTCTACGTTTTTACTATCAGGGCGGTGACGAATTCGTAGGTGGTGCAGTTTGGCTTGCTGAAAGTCTAAGTTCTGGTATGTGTGAAGAGTGTGGTGCGCCCGGTCATCGAACTTCGGGCGGTTGGATTAAAACTCTCTGCGATTTTCATATCGCCGAACATGAAGCACTAAAAAGCAATCAAACTGAAAAAGTCTAATCAATGAAAAGAAATTATGCATCTGGTGTTTCTGAATCTATTACCTTCTTCACAGGTATAGAGATTGAGCAAACTCCTGCTTACGGAATGAAAACTCTATTTGTAGTAGGAGTCCATGATCCGTATACGATCTTAGATATCGTAAGAGAATCTAGGTCTTATATCGATCAATCTAAGCACATTACACATATCTACTTTGGTGCTAATCAAAGTTTTAAAACTAATGGGGTAAATGATGTTGAGACTTGGCGTCCTTGGGAAAATATGATCTATGTTTGCCTGGACAGCGAATACGATCTCTGGTGTACCTTAGACTTTGATGTTCGCGAAACGGAAGGATTGCTAGAGAGCGGTCTTACCGAAAAGCGTAGATTTATTCCGCAGATTAGTGTAAAATTACCTTATATTAATCAACTTGGATATAATGCTACACTTAAGATCGACGACAAGGATTTTGCAGCAACTAATCCTGGGGTTTGGTGCCATAACCTACAGGACCTCATTGGTAGAGATCGTTTTACCGACTGGGATCAATATGGCAAGGATGAGATAATCAAATGAGTGGTTATGGATTAACATCGGCAGGCGGTCAAGCCAAAGTATCTGCTATTAGGCCCGCTCGCAAAATTAGGAAACAAAAAGTGAAACTTACATTCAAACAACGTATTCGTAATTGGTTAAACAATGACGATTACGAACAAGATGTCCCTCAGCTTGTAGAAACAGACAGACTTTCTAGCGAAGGCATGCGTATGCAGATCTATCGAGCAAGCGGAGGTTATGTTGTAGAAACTCGTAGCTATGATCGTCGAAAGGACGAAAATATGAATAGTATACATGTTATCACCGAAGATCAAGATCTGGGCGATGCGCTAGGCAAGATCGTCATGATGGAGGCACTAAAAAGATGAAAGAATTTACAGTCAAAGAAAATGCAGGTTTTAGACTTCGTGTAAAAAGTTGGAAGTGTCTTAGCCCTTCTGATCTAAACAGTATTGAATTCATCAACGAAAGCATCGATGACAAAGGAGAAATTACACAAAGTTCTGTGTATAGTTTCTTCATGGACGATAATGAAGTTCGGTCTTTGTGTGAAGGAATGTTAAAGTGATTGTTCGACAAGATGTTCGTCCAAACAAAATGATTTGGGTTACCTTTCGTAAAGAAGGTATTCACAAATATCCCGCAGCCGCAACAGATCCTAATCTAGCAACAGGAGATGAGTATGATGTATCGTTTTTGGCTAATCCCCATCGCCATATTTTTCATTTTAGGGTATGGCTTAGTGTCACCCACAATGACCGAGATGTGGAATTTATACAATTCAAACGATGGTTGGAAAAATTGTATTCTAGCAACGAAGGTGTATTGTCGCTAGACTATAAGAGTTGTGAGATGATGAGCGATGACTTATATGCTCAGATTCACACAAAGTATCCAGATCGTGAAATCTGGATTGAGGTCTCCGAAGACGGAGAAAATGGTAGTTTCATCAAGTACTAAAAGGAAAGCTATAATGGCTCGTAATTACAGGGATTATTCCTATTTTGAAAACCGCCCGGACGTTGTAAAAGTTTGGGATGATCTAGAAGCCTATCTCGACTACTGTCGATTCGAACTCTGTGAGTTCAACCCCGCAGATCTTTATCGTAAGGATTCTGCTAACTATCAGGCTTACCTAAACAGTAAGCGACCAAGAAGACCTTACCAAGGTAATAAACCACGTTGGGATAACAACGGAAGACGTAATGGCCAAAATTTTTCTCGTTGATCTAGAGGCCGTTGAGACAAGGTATACAGGCCAGTGGAAAACCCACTTGCCTGACCTTTTACGAAAGAGAGGTCACAATGTTCAAGTTATATCTGGCCCTACGGATATTCCTAGTGCAACCACTCCTGGCGCTTTTCTTAATTTTGGCGGCACCAATATATATAAGTCTAGCCAAGTTGAGCAAATGGGCCGGTTGTTTTGCTCCGGATCAGTGGCTCCTGGTGATCACTTTATCTTTACTGATGCTTGGCACCCTGGTATCATAAATCTAAAGTATATGAGTGAGCTACTAGGTATTCCTGTTGTTACTCATGGATTATGGCATGCTGGCAGCTATGATCCACAGGACTTCTTAGGTCGCCTTGTTGGTAATAAGCCTTGGGTCAGACATGCAGAGAAAAGTTTTTTTGCAGCATTTGATCATAACTACTTTGCTACTAAATTCCATATTAGGATGTTTGTTGAAAATCTATTAAACGATTTTCCTACAGAGAATCCTTGGCTGTACGAAGATATGGAAGAAATCTTAGACGGACAATGGCCTAATATCATTAGGAGTGGATGGCCGATGGAATATATGCCAGACACTTTGGCCATGTATAAGAACATGCCAAAGAAGAATCTCATACTCTTTCCTCATCGTCTTGCTCCAGAGAAACAACTAGATATCTTCTTGGATCTCAAAGAACACTTACCACAATATGAATTCAAGGTCTGTCAAGAATATCCACTAACTAAAAATGAATACCATAATATGTTAGGTGAAGCAAAACTTGTGTTTAGTGCCAACCTACAAGAAACACTGGGTATTAGTTGGTACGAAGGTGCCTTAGTCGATGCTATTCCGATGATTCCCGACAGACTCAGCTATTCAGAAATGGCTCTTGATACATTCACTTATCCCAGCGAATGGACCGAATCATTTGAATCTTATACTGTATATAGAAAAGATATTTGCTATAAAATTATCCAGTATATGGAAAATTATGAAAAATTCTTGCCAAGCCTAAATAAACAGGTAGATATATTAGCTAAGAATTTCTTTAGTTGCGATAATCTACTAGAAATGTTAAAATAATATGTCATCCACGACTATAACTCGGAGAATAATCGATGTCAGAAAAATTCAAACCCGATCCTGTTCTTAACGCAGGCATCGACAAAACATTCGTGAAAGACGAATACGAACCCCTAGGCAAACCAGTCTACATTAAAAAAGAAACAGCCTTAGATGCCATGGCCGGAGATGGTGGATATCAAGAAGCATACTTTGCAGATGTTATTCGCACTAAAATGAAACGTGATAAAAAACGTTTCTGGGCAGGAGATAATATCAGTGACTACTTGCAGGAAGGCGATAAAGAACGACTAATCAACGAAGCAACAGAAGCATTTGAACTCGTGTTAGATCGTTTGTTAATCGACCGCGAAACAGATCCCAATAGTCAAGGCACAGCTCGACGATTGGCTAAAATGTATTTTAACGAAATAATGAGTGGTAGATATGACGAAGCCCCAGATTGCACAGCGTTCCCGAATGATTCGGAGGACCGTTACGAAGGTATGTTGGTTGTTCGCAGTGAGCTTCGCAGTATGTGTAGCCATCATCATCAGCCCGTTAGTGGTGTTGCCTATATTGGCATTATTGCGGCTTCCAAGCTCATTGGGCTCAGTAAGTACACCCGTATCGCACAGTGGTGTGCAAGACGTGGAACTCTCCAGGAGGAACTTGCTAATGATATTGCTCGCGAGATCGCCAAGGCCACAGGAGCCACAGACGTAGGTGTTTATGTTCAAGCGGTTCATGGCTGCTGCGAGAATCGCGGCATTATGGCGCATAGTTCGCTGACACAGACTACTGTGCTTAAAGGTGCGTTTAAAGATGATGCAGGAACGAAGAAAGAATTCTTCGATAATATTAAACTACAGCAAGACTTTGCTCCGAGGTAATCATGGCTATTTGGAAAATTACAAACTATCATAAGAAAAATGCTGTAGAACGTCAATTTTGGTCTAAGGACGGCATCACTGTAACCAAAGACGAAGGATTCCGTTGGGGTACTTGGACCTGCGAAAGCGATGAGAAGCCAGACATCGATCTAACCAATTCCGAAGGATACGAAGTTTTGTTCGGAGACTATGATTGGGAAATGGAGGACATGAACGACGGTTGTTGGGTCGAGTGGACATTTCCAGACGATATGCCCGAAGAAGAACGAGAGCGTATCCAGGCACTTTGGGATGAAGACTGGTACGAAGGTATGGAAGGTGATGGTTGGTCTAACAACGACACCGAGCATTGGATATACGGACCTATCCAACTAACTAATCAAGAAACAGGTGAAGAATTCATAGGAGAAGAGCAATGAGAAAACAATTAATCGAAGCGTCAAAACAGCATTACCTAGCACACATCGAAAAGCATCGTATCAATGTAGAGGTTATTCTTAACAATCCTACAGCCATTGCCGAACACAGCGACATTATGGATGCCATCGAAAAAGAAGTTGCTCAGATCGCCGAATATCATGACAAACTAGAAGTAATGAACACATACTTCAAGGAATAATCTATGAACTCCGTTGACATGGCCAACGATCTAATCAATCGTGCTAAGAATCTAAAGAAGTTTGAAGTAAAACGCATGCTAGAAGATGGCATTCTATTTAACGGACCTGTGCCGTTTGATATCAAAGGCCGAGACGATTGTTATTGGATCTACGCTTATGCTGTCACACAAGAAGAAGCAGAAGCACAAGTTGACGCTTGGTTAAGCAATCGAACATGACGAAACCATTGCTAGACCAACTGATGGTGCAACAGCAGTTGCCGGCTTCTGATAGAAGAGAGTGGGCTTGGCAACACATGGTGGCTGTCATTATGTTGAATCAAACTGGGAGAAGAGCAGTCAAATATGTGCTGCCTTTGTTCTTAGATCGTTGGCCAGGTCCCGGTGAGTTCCTGTGGGCTACAGAAGATGAAGTCAAAGAAGTTATTTGGCCTTTGGGTATGTATAACACTCGTTTCAAACGACTGAAAAGAATGACCGCAGATTTCTTGACTTGGGACGGAAATGATGCTACAATGTTATATGGCATTGGCAAATATGGTTCAGATAGTTATGAAATTTTTTTCAAACAAAACTACACCGTTGAGCCTACAGATAAAGAACTAAAACGATACCTCGCAGAGGAGATTTTTAATGTTGTTGAAACTGCTTGAACGACTAGGCCGTAAGCGTATCATCTATGATCGCGTACACAACGAACCGTATCTAGAACGGTATTATCTCTTTTTAAAAGAAAGAGAACGTTTTCCTTTCAATGTATTCTTACATAAGTTTCTTAAAGGCGATCCGGACGATGTTCATGATCATCCTTGGCCCTATGCCACATTGATCTTGAAAGGTGGTTATTATGAATGGATTCCGCAGTTTGACACAGACGGTCGTAAAACATGTGAAATACGTAAATGGAGAGGACCCGGCCATTTTCGTATATGTAGCCCTAGCTCTTATCATCGTATTGAGCTTAAGCCTGGCGTAACAGCATGGACATTGTTTATGCCAGGCCCTCATAAACGAGAGTGGGGTTTTCTTGTCAATAATAAATGGGTACAACACGAGCAGTACCTAAAGGAGAGATATGAACAAGCTCATAATAAACCAGCATGAACTAATTGGACTCGTAGCTAAAATTTGTAGAGATGTCGTATTAAGTGGTTGGCGACCCGACTATATTGTAGGAATCACCCGAGGAGGGTTGGTTCCTGCTGTCATGATTAGTCAATACTTAAAGGTGCCTATGTGGACTCTTAATGTCAGTCTTAGAGATGGCACAGAAGGTGAAAGCAATCTTTGGATGGCTGAAGACGCTCTAGGTCCAAATTCTAAAGAACGATTTGTTGACGATGCAGACGATGTGGCAGGAGTATTACAGGCCGCTAGCGATCTTTTAGAAGCAGGAACTTATAAAGAGATTCTTATAGTAGACGATATCAACGATACCGGTGCTACATTTAACTGGATCATGAACGACTGGAGATCCTCTTGTTTTCCCAACGACGACTCCTGGGAAGAGGTATGGAACAATAATGTAAAATTTGCTGTCGTAGTTGATAATCTTGCCAGCGACTGTGCTGTTAAAATGGATTATGTAGGCAAGGAAATCAACAAGGCAGAAAACGATGTTTGGGTAGATTTCCCATGGGAAGATTGGTGGACAAAATGATTAAAGTGATGCAAGAACAGCCTAACGACATCGACGATTCTAAGGCTCCCTGGACTGAGTTAGTTGAAGAAGATTATCATGTTAAGGTATTCCAAGACAAGTATCCTGTAACAGAAGGTCACTTGTTGTTCGTGCCTAAATATAATACCGTTCATGTACTAATGGATGCTATAGAAGATGCTGTTAGATGCGGACTTCAAAAGGTCGAAAACAAAGAGTGGGACGGCTTTAATCTAGGTATTAATATAGGCGAAGCAGCAGGACAAACAGTAGGATGGCCACATGTACATTTGATACCTAGAAGGAAGGGAGACATGCAAGATCCGACAGGCGGTGTTAGACATGTTATACCCGAAAAAGGCAATTATAGAAAATGGTAATGAAAAAAAGAACGTTATTCATCGGAGACAGTCACACCATGGGATATATGTCTACTCCTAATAAAAAAGGAGTAGGCAGCTTCAGTCAATGGCAGGAAAATAATTATGCCGAAATTTACAGTCAAATCAATGATAAGCCTGTGATAGTTTATGCATTATCAGGAGCTTCAAATAGATTATACACCGATTGGCTCAAAGCCATGTTTGAAAAATATAACGACATAGATGAAGTGTTTATATGTCTATCTTCCTTTAATCGGTTTATAATTGCATTAGATGATTTAAGCAACGAAGAAGCATTACCAGTTGATTGGTTTCAATAC